ATAATGATCGTTGAAGCACCAATTCCAACCCATATCGCTATGATTTTAGCAAATGTTGTAGGAGAACTTGAAGATGAGTAATACAGTAACTTTAAGCAAGCATGAGATGGTAGTGGACAGACATCACGAAATCCACATCACCACATGGCGAGGGATGGTCATTAGCGTAGACGGTCTACCAGACGACTGGGATTATACAATTCATGATGCGGAGCAAGATGTAGATGAGTAACAAAATATCATATGATTTTAATGTTGATAGTCTTATTAGTGTCGAAGCACCCATTGGTACTGATCCAGACGCATTGATCGAGCAGGTACTAGCAAAACTGATTTGTAGGGCAGCAGAAAAAGACCTTACGATTACTTTTGAGGATTTCTTTGACAAAGAGACAGGTGTTTGGGATAATGATTGGGAGAACTATAATAGGGAGACAAGCAAATGACTGAAGTTAAGATTGAACTACAATTTGATAGATCAGATGTTACAAAGGAAGATGTTTACGATTACCTTAAAGAGTTGATGGAGGATGATAGCTTAGACTTCTACTCCATCGCAATACACGAAAACGGTAAACAAAAAGAATTTGAGTGGGATAACACGGAGATTTAAGATGAGCGATATTAAAACAGTATGGGAAGGTCAGTACATCAAGGTTGATTTAGTAGACACTACAACCGAGTGTACGGTAGCCAACAATGTCTACAGCCTAACAGAGATGTTAGACTTACATCAAGAACTTGTAGAGGCTTTTGACGTAACAATGAAAGAACTGGAAAAACTTAACCATGTTAGCGTGTAGTCAGTGCTTTGTTAGTCTAGCCCAAGCTATTGCGATTGGAAGCAGTTGTTTGATACCAATAATACTTAGCAACGGAAAGTTATTCAAAAAGAAAAAGAAAATTCAGAAAAAACTAAAGAAGACTCTTGACATTGACGATAGATAGGGTATAATGAAAGAGACTGGCGAGGTCACAAGTGACGGTGTGATCCAAAACCGTAACCGAGCAACATGATATACCATCCCTTCGAGGAGTTGCGTAAGTCGGATAAGCCAGCTTTTTTCAAAAAAAAACTTAAAGTTTTTTCTTGACAAACGACGATAACTATACTATAATAAAAGTAACGAATCAACCACTTTAACTTTTAATTTTGAGAAGGATTAGAAAATGCTTAGTCACATTAAATCAAATGACAATCACTGGACTGTTGTACTTGGCGGTCAGCCATTTCAGTTTGACCACACTCACCCAGAATATAATGGGCTTTGCGAGTGTGTTATGGCTGGAGATGAGAACGAGTTTGTAACTCTGTTCAATACGGGTACGGTCATCGAGAACTGGTCAGAAGGTAACTTCGAGTTTCGAGATGGTTTTCTATACTATGAAGACGAGCAGGTAGCGAGTCAGCCAACTGAGCGTATTATCGGGATGCTCAAGAATGGTTGGGATCATAAACCAATGCTCTCGTACCTAGACCGCCTTTATCAAAACGTCAGCAATCGTGCTGTACAGGAATCCTACACATGGTGTAGCCACAAGGGACTACCAATTACTGATGACGGAATGTTAATCGGTTACAAGGGTGTGTCCATCTACGAGGGCGAGGATCGCACAGATAAGAATGGTCGCACTCTGACCGCTGGCGATCATGTTGACAGGTATACTGGTAACTCGTTCCGAAATAATGTCGGTGATGAGTGCAGTATGAATCGTCGTAGAGTCAGCGACAACTGCAACGAAGGGTGTGCCGCAGGTCTGCATGTCGGTACTTACGAGTACGCCAATGACTGGGCTGGAAGCACTGGAATTGTATTGCTTGTTAAGTTCGATCCCGCTGACATCGTTAGCGTCCCTACTGACTGTAATTACTCCAAGATGCGAGTCAGCAAATACACTGTAGTCAGTGTTGCCCGTGAGCAACTCGAAGAAGAAGTGTTCATGGAAGACGAGTACGATGACCACTACGAAACAGAGGAGTACCAAGACGAACAATTAGATTTCTAATCGTGGTTGGTTAGAACGAGGTCGGGGTCGCTGGGATGCGGCTCCGGCTTTTCTTTACACTTTTACCAAAGGAATAAAAATGAAACATCTTATTTTAGCAATGATGATTAGCCTGTTCAGCGTCAGCGTAGCAGATGCACAACAAAGAAAACCAGTATTCTTTGAGAGAGTTACTGTTGGTGATGTTCTCACAGGGACGGGACTTTACCTCAAAGAGGTAGGCTGTAAGACTGTGGCAGGAACCAAGAAGATTATTAAAGGAACAGGAGATATTATTACCTCTCCGTTTAGAGCTAGATTCAACTGGCCTAAGCCTAGAATGTTCAGATACGAACGAGGATTCTGGACTCCCTCCAAGATGGAAGAAGTGCCAATGACACCTCCAGAGATTGATCTTGGAAGACCAGTAGAGCCAAAGGGATTGATATACCCCCTACATAGAGACATTGATAACCAAGAGTTTATTACGCTTGTAGAGTTTAATTTTTAATTGGAGTGTGTATGGTAAAGAACGAAGCAAATAATTTTATGTTAAAAGACTTTAGCTTAGGCTTTTTATCTGGCATTAGTTTGTCAATGTTAATTGTGATCTACCGAACATTTGCGTAGTATCACGCCCCGTTCGTCTAGTGGACTAGGACATCAGGTTTTCATCCTGAAGACAGGAGTTCAATTCTCCTACGGGGTACTGCCTTCGGGCATAAGCATGTAGACGTTATTATTGAATCAATACAGGACGCGGGTTCGACTCCCGCCGCCTCCACTCAACGACGAAGCGTAAATGGGGGCGAAATGGCTTTCGACTGGTTGTGGATATAATGATTGCATGTCGTAGTTGATAGAAGGGCTACGTTAAAAATCTATCACAACTTCAAATGGCGTAGAGAATTACGCAATGGCCGCTTAGGTGGCCGATTGACCTACTTGTAGGTCACGGGGCTTGCCAGTGCCTTGTTACCAAAACTGGCACTATGGTGCGGTGGATCGGTTATCCAAGCGAGTCTTATATACTCGCCTCCGTAGGTTCAATTCCTACCTGCACTACTCATGGACTCGTAGCTCAGTTGGTTAGAGCAGGGGACTCATAATCCCTTTGTCGGGGGTTCGAGTCCCTCCGAGTCTACTATGGCCTGATAGTTAAACGGATATAACAAGGGTCTTCTAAACCCTAGTTCGAGGTTCGATTCCTCGTCGGGCTACTTAAAATTTAATGGAGAATAAATGAAACATCTAAAAGAAATGAACATGAGTTATTTACAGCACATGATTAGAGCTTTATGTATTTCATCAATACTGTTTTTAGCCAGTGCTTGTTGTTTTGTTCACGCATTTATTCCCTGTCTGTTCGATTCGACAGCCACTACACTAATTAGCACCATCAAAGAGTCAGCAAAATAATATGGCAAAGAAAAAAAAGTATACGCCGCCCAAGACGGATAAAAAAGAAATAGAAGAATTTAAGAAGCACTCAAAAATGATAGACGAAAAAACAAAAGCTATCTCAGAAACTTATAGGAAGTGGTGGGATAAGGACAAGGGAACATGGAAAAAAGGATACAAAGAAAATGGGGATTCGTGAAGAACTGGCTGGAATTTACGGCGACGATCTTTTGTTTGCCGATGGCTATGACTCTGCTATTATTGGCGTTGCTGGTGGCTTCGATTCAGGAAGGGTGGTATACTCTATTCCGAAGATGATTGATTCCTGCATGAAGGAGGCCGGTATGGAATATCACGAATCTCTTGAATGGCTAGAATACAACACGTTTGGTGCTTACGTTGGGGATAATACCCCTATATATTTTGATGATGAAGTAATATCTTTTTTTAGGAATCAAGAATGAGAAATACTATCGGAGAAGGGACTATGTGTCAAAGAGAAAGGCAACTCATAAAATTAGCACTAAGTTATGCTTTGTCAAATTTAGATGATATAAACGAAGCCTTCAGTGACGATGAGGTTGTTAATGGATTTATTAAAATTTATAGCCATCATGACTCAGAGATACTAAGAGAAGTGGAAGAACAAGAGATTTTAGACTTAATAGATTTGTTTGACTAAAGAGGTCTACGATGGACAAGGTGCAAAGATTTAGAAACCATATGGCCGAGAAAGGGTTTGAGTACACCATAGAAGAAGCCCGTGAGTTAATGTGGGAAATGGAAGATTACCTAGAGTTAATGTCTAGGCTAACTTATAAACAACTAATAGCCATCACTAATAAAATAAGCGAAGCCGACAAAGAAAAGATACGACACTCTATCGGAGCCACTCAAGAGGAATTTGACAGGCTCGTAGAATTTATAATTGACATTCGTGGATTATAGTGTATAATAATTAGAAACTTCAGGGAGTCAGCTATGAACATTTTTGTACTTGATAAAGACCCAACAGTGTCAGCACAGCAACACTGTGACAAACATTGTGTCAAGATGGTCTTAGAATTATACCAGCAACTAGGATCAGCCGTTCGTCGTCACGGAGCCACTGATTCACAGATGCCTTTAACTCAATCAGGAAAACCTCTAAAGGGAGGGTATCATAATCATCCATGTACTAGGTGGTGTGGTGACAGTCGTTCTAATTTTGACTGGGCTGCTACACATGCGATTGCTCTGGCAGAAGAATACACGTTTAGATATGGCCGAAAACATGCGTGTGAAAACGGCATTAGGCATCTATCCAAGATGCGTCAAATGATTCCTACCGGAAGACTTACTAGATTCGCTCAAGCTATGCCAGACGAGTATCGTAACGATGATTCCGTACAAGCATATAGAGATTATTATTGGAAAGATAAGCGTGTCAATATCGACGTTCGATGGGATAATAATAGGGAAAAACCAAAGTGGTGGAAACAATTAGAACTTACTTGGAGTCAGCTAGATGCAGAATAATATTGGAAGAATTATTTTTGGATGGGTCATAATTATCTCGACTGGTATGTTTGGATACTGGATTGGCAAAAACACGAACAATACCCAATCACAACCTGAGAAAGAATTACAAAAGATTATAGACTACAACACACATTCCATCCAGTCGTTAGCTATAGCGGCTAAAACACAATCAAACAACGCAGACATACTACTTCAAATATTGAATGTTCTGGAGGGTAAGGCTGTAAAGGAATTGCCAAGAAGTATAAATGGACTCTTTCTTTCAGATATGCCTGACTTTGAAGTAGAGGATGGCGATAACGATATACCTCTAACATTCGATCAAGTAACAAAAGATCAACTAGAATTAGATTTAGGTATAAGGTCTTTAGCGTCAGGCAATCTTTTTCAGGCCGATACACTTCATAATATTTTGAGAAAGATAAAAGATAGGGAACAATGAAAACAAACATAAAGGGAGATTCGGGTTTATCTGATAGCGGTTTTTATTCGTGTCAGAGATTTATACAGAGAAAGCATCAAAAGGACTCTGAGTTTTTAGAGGAGTCTTCGAGGCTAGATTTGATGAAAAAAAGATTTGATTCTGTTGCCAAGCCTCCCCAGAATAAAAGTTTGTGGAATAAAATTAAGAGCTTCTTTGGGAAATAAAATGAAATACAATGTTGGAATCATCGGTAGAGGGTTTGTTGGTAACGCTATACTGTCTCATCTAAATAACCAAGATTGCATTCGAGTTCTTTCTTATGACATAAAGGACAACATGACCATTGATGACGCTTACAGGGCTATTGTTAAGCGGTGTGAGTTTATCTACCTGTGCCTACCTACACCGTCAGATAAAGATGGAAAATGCTTTACAGATGGCCTTGACAATGCGTTAGCTGTACTTAGTCATCACGCATCAAACGAAAATAAATTTCCGATAGTATTTATTAAGTCTACTATGGTTCCCCAGACTACATGCAAGTTTCAGGAAAAATATAAGAACCTGATATTAGTTTGTAACCCTGAGTTTTTAACAGAACGATCCGCCGAGCATGATGTATCCGTAACTACAAAACATCTAATAGGTATGCCGACTAAACAACGAGAGTTCATTGGGCTTGTAAGGGACTACCATGAAGCGGCTTGGCCTAATTCGGAGTGTGTATTCACTACTCCCGTTCATGCCGAGCTTATTAAATATACAACAAATACATTCTTCGCAACGAAAGTAATCTTTGCAAACCTCATGTTTGAATTATGTGCCAAGCTAGACATTGAATATAGTGACTTCATAGAGTCAGCATTAAAAGCTGACCCAAGACTAGGGGAGCTACATTGGGAAGTTCCCGGCCATGATGGTAAATTTGGATTTGGCGGCAAGTGTTTTCCAAAAGATTTACGAGGAATGATTAGTTTATTAAACGAGAAAGAGATAGACGCTTCTCTACTTAAAGTTGTACAATCAAGTAACCTAAATATAAGAAAAGAGGAAGATCAATGTCAACAAGATTCGATAACAGAAGTGTGTCAACTTTTAAGAAAGACATTCACTTTGCCACAAAACTAGAAAAGTATTTCTTTACTGAGTGGCTGGATAAAGTTGAGTCTGGAGCGTGCGGTCTGCATGTCTCAGAATGGAGCGACAATGGCTGCGGCAATGATGGAGAGTTTATTGCTAAGGGCAATACCGCTGGTGCTGACTATAAAATATCTGGATCAATAAGAGGTGAAGGATTAGACGCAAAACTAACAGACGAGCCTTTAGAAATTAAATGGGTTCCTACTGCGGGTAAGTTTACATTAAAAGAAAATGATCTCAAGGCTTATGTAAGCGAGCAGGCCAGCATCCTGTTTATTTATAACTCAGTAAGATGCGGAACGAACCTTAGAAAGCCAAAGGATTATGACTTTGATCGCCATATTAAATTAGTGGAGTCCAAGAGTCAGCAAATTAAGTGGGGAATCATGTGGTCTCCCAGAGTTAAAGAGCTTTACAACAGCACCAAGAAAGCTGCGGGTTTCAAGCCAATAAGTTATATGGGTGGCAAGTATGGCGTTGTTCTTAAGCAGCAAGACTTCAGTAAATGGTTTGTATCTTACGATTGGGAATAAATGAAAATAGTAGAAGAAACAAAATTAGATTTTGATGACATACTTTTAGTTCCTGCACGATCTCCTGCCGCCAGCAGGAAGGAAGTAGAATTAAAAAGAAACTTCAAATTTTTTCACTCACCGAAAGAGTGGCGTGGACTCCCCATCATGGCGGCCAACATGGACACTACCGGAACTTTCAATATGGGTTCCGCTTTGGCAAAACATGAGGCCGTAACATGCTTACATAAATTCAATGATCCCGACAGGGTTGTGGACTATTTTAAGTACTACAACATAGAGCCTAGTGTGTGGGTTTCTGTAGGTATGAATAAGGACGACTTGAATAAACTACATACTATCAAAAACGGAATTCACTCTGAACCAAATATTTGTATTGATATTGCCAACGGCTACACTGAGAAATTTGTAGAATGGTGTTCCGTTGTTAGGTCGCACTTTCCAGAGTCAATCATCATGGCAGGAAATGTCTGTACACCTGAGATGGTTCAAGAGTTAGTTCTTCATGGCGGCGTAGATATAGTTAAAATAGGAATCGGGCCGGGGTCTGCCTGTACCACCAGACTTAAGACCGGAGTAGGATACCCTCAACTTTCAGCAATTATCGAATGTAGCCACGCTGCTCATGGATTAAAAAGTGGTGATGGAAAGATGGGTCTTATCTGTGCTGACGGGGGATGTAGAATACCGGCAGATATTTGTAAGGCTTTTGCGGCAAACGCTGACTTTGTTATGCTTGGAGGAATGTTGGCTGGTACAGATGAATGTGAGGGAGAATGGGAATACTCTACTGATGAAAAGAAAACAGCCCTTAAGTTTTATGGTATGTCTTCAAAGAAGGCACAAGATAAACATAATGGAGGTATGAACGGTTATGCTACTAGCGAGGGTAGAATTAAAATTACTCCATACAGAGGGTCAGCGGATTCTGTTATAAGCGACATCAAAGGAGGTTTGCGTAGCTGTTGTGCATATATTGGTGCTACTCGGCTTAAGGATCTACCTAAATGTGCAAAAGCTATCAAAGTTAATAGAACTCATTTTGACAAAACGCTGTAAAATATGCGTATATAATATTGATAAACACTACCCGTATTTTTAGGGTAAGAAAAATGGAGAAATCACACGTTTTAACAGCACTTAAATCTATATTCAACGATCCTCTTGAAGATGAATCCGCATGGAAAACTTACGCTAATTTTCTAGAACTTTTTATGCAGGAACATGAAGAAACCACAGATTATCTATGTAGGATAGTCGAGTTCAACAGAAGTCAAAGGCTAATGTTTAGAACTAGGTTTGCCGAGAGAGGATTTGAGTTGACTCCAAATCAGATGAACCAGTATATATTTTTATTAATGTTAGCCCTGAGTACATACAGCGAGCTATCTAGTTAATTTTTTTTAGGAGATTTAGGATGGAGAACGAATTTTCGGATCATGCGTTAGAGTCATTGAGATTGCGTGCGGAAACAGATAGGGCGGAAGCACTTACTAGTTTGAAGATTTTGTTAGATTACCCCGCTGGTATTGGCGACCATAGTACGGAAGATTTGAATAACAACTTAAATGAAGCTCTTTCAAAACTTGCAGATGCCGATGACAGGATAGAAACACTGAAAAAATATTTTTATGTATGAGTATAAGGCTATAGTTGATCGAGTTGTTGATGGTGATACAGTAGATTTTATTGTAGATCTAGGCTTCAGCGTTAAAATAAAGATACGTGGTAGACTTTCTGGTGTAGATACCCCAGAGAGGGGTCATGAAGACTGGGCTAAAGCTACCTCCGTCTGTAAGGATTTACTACAAAAGGTAGGTACTACTGACGAAATAACTGGTGACACTTCTCTTGTAATAAAAACTGGCAAGACCGGAAAATACGGTCGCTGGATTGTTGAGATACAGGGAGTTACAGACGAACTCGCTAAAATCTGGCCTTATAAGACAAGAGGATAACGATGGGAAGACCTTGCATATGCTGTAAAGAGGAGCCATCATCTTCAGATTCCTCAAGCCGATCCAGTGAACCTTCTGAATCGGTTTCTGCTTCCGAGTCCATTAGTAGTGAATCTGTTTCTAGTAGTAGCGAGTCTGCTTCTAGTAGTCGTTCTTCTAGTAAATCTGGTTCTTCTAGTGAATCTGCTTCTTCTAGTAGTGAATCTGTTTCTAGTAGTGCTTCTGCCTCTAGTAGTAGCCCATCGGAATCTGCTTCTAGTAGTGAATCTGTTTCCAGCAGCGAATCCGCTTCTAGTAGTGAATCTGTTTCCAGCAGCGAATCCGCTTCTAGTTCAGAATCGGTTAGCGTATCAGGAAGCGTTAGCGTATCAGGAAGTACCGTATCAGGAAGTACCGGATCAGGCTCTTCGTTTAGTGCCTCGTTTTTCGCTTTTTCCGGATCTTCTTCTTCCGGAGCCTCTTCAGTAGACCCATCCTCAGACGTGTCTGTTTCCGCTTCCGTTAGTGTTGGATCTTCATCTACTGTGGTATTCAAAGATTACTGTTGTCGTAGCACAGGCATTGAAGGTGCGGCCTGTGATTGGTCAAACGACTGGGAAGGAGGTCATGGATGTGTAACATTTGAAGGCGTGCTTGGGGGTAAATACGGATGTGAAACAGTAGTTTGCGGATACGTTGATGAACATACTTCCTGTACTGCAATTTTAAATTGTAGAACTTTAACACAAGAGGCGTGTAATAGGGAGTGCGATGCGGGCTGTGAGGGCATACCAACCGGCTTTTGTCTTCCCTGTCAGGAAGGTGGAGTCACTGTATGTTACGAGGTTGAAGAAGTACTACCTACAGATTGTCGGGAAAACTGCAACTGTGAGGATACTGAAGGGTGTACATACGATTACGATGAAGGTACAGACAGCTATATTTTAGCATTTTCAACATGTCCAGACGGTTGCGATTGTGAAGGTCAGCTACCCAGCCCCTTTCCCCCCGGCGGTGGGCCAGCTAGAATTACTGGAAATTGTCTGGACGAATAATACAGATAGGATAAGATATGAACATTATAGGCAACCCTAAAGCAAGTTGGAGCGACATAGATTGTCCATTTCTGGGCGATGACAAAAAATGTGAAGTCGCAACGAGGATGGTCGGTGAAGATATAATAATAGACCATCCGTATCATTGTTCCGCTTGTACGGCTTCTAAAAACGCTAGATCAGAAGCGTGTCACTCGCTGAATATGTATATTGACCTAAAGGTCGGAAAAGAAAAATTAGAAAAAGCACAGCAAAAATTTAAAGTTCGTGAGAGACAGCTAGGTGAAGGTGTTGGCACTGAGGTTCATAGAATGATACCAGCTTGGCTAGAAAAGCCCGGATGTAAGTGCAAAGATATGGCTAGAAAGATGAATGTATGGGGCACTTCTGGTTGTGAAGTAAACAGAGTGCAGATAACAAATCACTTACTTAGAAAGGCTAATGAGGTTGGATTTTTTAGCTGGGTTCCAGAAGCGGCTACGAAGATGGTAATAAATAGGATGTTAACATCAGCCATTAATAAGGTCAAAGCAAAGGAACAAAACAATCCAAATAAGTGGTACTGTGCGGTAACAACAGCACCAAGAAAAATTCCCACGCTAGATACATGTTTAGAATCTCTTCAAATAGCGGGATGGGAGCCGTTTATATTTGCTGAACCTGATTCCGAGCGACCAAAATCCGATTTTGATGAGTTCTATCTTCCTCATGCAGAAAGAAAGGGTGTGTGGCATAACTGGCTTCACAGCTTAAGATACGGTATAGAAAATACAGATGCCAATATATTTCTGACAGTACAAGATGATTCATTGTTTCATCCTGATTCAAAGGCGTTCGCAGAAAAGATTCTGTGGCCTTCTCAGGATGTTGGATTCATATCTTTATATACGCCAAAACACTACAGTATAAAACCTAAGTTCAAAACAAAAACTAGACCAAAGGGTGTTAATAGAATACATACTAAGTCTCTGTGGGGTGCTTGCGGCTTGGTGTGGCCTAGATCGGTGGTGGAGGCTATGCTTGAACATCCTTTTATTGCTCACAACCAATGGTACGGTGCTAAATTAAAGACCGCATCCGCTTGGGAGAAAATGATAGAAAAAAGAAAAAAAGAACCTTGGAGAATACAAAATAGTGATACAGCGATAGGTAAATTAATGGGGAGAATGAAAAGGACTATGTGGTTCTGCGATCCCTCTCCTGTTCAACATATTTCACTGACCTCAGCAACTGGTCATGGCGGCAATAAGGGAAGAAGAAACTGCGGAAGATGTGCGAGTTGGGACGAGAGCTTATTTGATCAAATACCAATAAGCGATCAAGGTAGAGAGTTTGATAAATTCTTTAATCACGATGATATTATTATTGACATTCCAGAATAATAGAATATAATATGGATTGCAACTGTTGTCAGTGCAAAAAAGAAATGACCTTCAAGGAATCTTATCTTTGCAGAATATGCAATGAAAGATACTGTGATAAGTGTTCTTTAGATCATTTTGGTCTATATGAAGATGGTGACGAGGTAAAGTATAGAAACATTTTTGTGACTATGTTATGGTTAATCAGAAAAAGGATCTTTGGTAAATGAGAGTGGGAATTATATCAGGATATTTTAATCCAATACATACTGGGCATTTAGACTACATTGAAGGAGCTAGAAAGAAGTGCGATCTACTATATGTAATTGTCAACAATGACTATCAAGTAGAACTAAAGGGGTCTGCCAAATTCATGTCAGAAGAATCAAGAGTTAGAATTGTCAGAGCCTTAGAATCTGTAGATCGTGCTATCGTCTCAGTGGACGACGATCCCACTGTAGTTAAATCAATAGCTAAAATATACAGTGAAAATAGAGACGACCCTTTTATTGATGGTTTTTATTTTATGAATGGTGGAGACAGGGGTGGTAACAACACTCCTGAAGCAAATTTTTGTGAGCTAAACAAGATAGAATTAATCTATAATGTTGGTGGAGAAAAAACAGAGTCTTCTAGTAATCTAATAGAGAGCGTTAAACAGATATAAATTGACACAATATTTATTTGATGTGGATGGGACATTAACAAATGCTAGAGAGTCCATCTCGAAGGAAATGGATTCATTCTTTGGCGAGTGGGTTGTGTCTAAACAAAGAAATGGTGACGAAGTATTTTTAGTAACTGGATCAGATAGAGAAAAGACTATTGATCAAATAGGTAAGCCGTTATACAGGCTTATGAATGGTGTTTATCAAAATTGCGGAAATCAATTCTTCCATAGAAATTCTTTAATATATGAATCTAAGTGGATGATCTCAGCACACCTGAGACTTGATCTTCTTATACTAGCAGAGAAAAGTCCTTGGTTTGGAAAAGCAAAAGAAAATATAGAAGAACGTATAGGAATGGCTAACTTTTCTACAATAGGCAGAACGGCAACCAAGCAACAAAGAAGTGCCTACTCCTTATGGGATGAGGCTGTGGGAGAACGGCAGAAAAACGCTCAATGGCTTTCTTTAAGATACCCAAAGCTCCAGTTTGATGTCGGGGGAGAAATAAGTACTGACATTTATCCAAAAGGAAAAGACAAAAGTCAAGTACTAAAATTTATGAATCACGATACTATCTTCTTTGGAGACAAGTGTAACGAAGGTGAAAACGACTATTCGATAGCACAAAAGTCGGATAAGTTTCACCATGTACACGGCTGGAAGAATACAATGTTTATTATAAAGAGTTATTATGGCTAGTTTTTGTTATGAATGTACTGAAGAACTTTTCGGTGAAGAACATGCGGACAGTAATGAGTTTGCGGGAATTGTCAGACCAGATGAAAAATATTTTTGTCTGTGTGAAGGGTGCGGTTGGATAACCGTAGATAAAGACGGTAAAAGAATAGAAGAGGAGTAGCCATGTTTAAGCATGTTAAAGTAATAGTAGCCCCAACGGATTGGGACTGTATTTTCATGCAAGAGGCAACACTTTGGTCTAGAAGAAGTCATGATTCACAAACGCAATGCGGATGTGTAATTGTTAAAGATAAAACAGTGATATCAACTGGCTATAATGGCTTTATAAGAGGTATAGATGACTCAGATCTTCCTAAAACCAGACCAGAAAAATACCCCTTCATGATCCATGCGGAAGCTAATGCAATATATAACTCTGTAAGAATTGGGAGATCCACATTAGGTGCGTCAGTATATATAACCGCACCTCCATGTATAAATTGCCTACAGATGCTCTATCAGTGTGGAATTAAAGAGGTTATTTTTTCTGATGTTTCTAATCCTAAGATGTGCATTTACAACGATGACTACGCTACAATACTAAAGAAGATGGGGGACAAAATTGATATCAAATATCTTCCCGTTTCAAACGTAGACAATAAAAACATATCTGAAACTTTTGAGATTTTTACAAAAAAAAATAAAGAACGTGTTGACAAACGACGATAGACAGTGTATAATAGTGGTAACGAGCAACCGACCAACCAAGCGAGGAGAATGAAGATGGCGAAAAAGAAAAGAGGACAACCACTAAAGTCATGTCCAGAGTGCGATGCACAATGTCACGCAAGATTGGCAACATGCAAGAAGTGTGGCTTTGTCTTCTATAAGAAGAAGAAAAAGTTTATTGAAGATTGGAAAGAAGAATTAAAACCGGGAGACCATGTAAGAGTTGTCGGCAGATCTGGCACCTATTACATCAAAGAAAGTGGTGAAAAAGTATACTTCACAAATCCCGGAGTTTACCTAGTAAAACATATTCGTGATGATGGTATTGTAGCTATTGGAACAGGAAGAATATGTCATGGATACGAGTTCCTTTACATGGGTAAGGAAAAGCAGTCGTCTATGTTGGACAGTATGTATAACAGTCCACATAAATTAATCGGTGTTTCTTTAAAAAGAAAAGGAGAGTCTTAATGACTACTAATTGGACTTCGATTCTTAGCAATCGAAAAAACAGAAGTGCGGTTACTAATTTTGCCAATGGCAATATGACAGGCCGTGAATTTTATGCAACTTTTGCAAACACTTCCCTTGGGGGTCATGTTCGTAATTTGTTGAGAACTTATGGCGTTGATCGGGCACGTAAATTGGCTCGCAAAGCTTTGAATCGTAGAGAGTTTGCTTAACTTTAAGGAGGTTTAGAAATATGTTGAACAATCGTGTAATTCTTAAGGGTAATTTGACAAGAGACCCAGAATACAAAACCGTTTCCGAAAAGGAGCTGGTTACTTTTAGAGTTGCAGTTAATGAGTCCATTGGAAATGGACGAGAAGAAACTGTTTATCTTGATGTTGATGGCTGGGGTAGCCACGCTGCCTACGCTCAGAACGTAACACTTAGCAAGGGTGATCGTGTTATTGTTGACGGAAGGCTTCGTCAACGAAACTGGGAAGACAAGAACGGGGTGTCACGCACTTCGTACAGTGTGTTGCCCAGCACGTTTTCCAAGGTTGTTAAGCCTACACGTAAAGAGTCTGTAGAAGCTACAGAAACGTTCTAGCCATTAGGAGGAGTGCCGGTTAGATCTCATCTAGCCGGTATCCCCTTTTTATTATGAAAAACATAGCATCAGTAAAACTACAGATCAATGACCTAGATCATAGAATAGATATTCTACATGAAAGGTCATACAATCCAGACATAAGCACTTCTGAGTTAAAAGAAATCAACAAAAGAAAAAAGAAGCTGCAAAAAAATAGACAAAAATTGGTGAAAAAGGTTGAGCAATACTACTCAAACTAACACTATAATGTAATGAAAATAAACGATTAGATTGGGATAGCTTCCTAGTCTAAGGAAGGTGACTGAATAATCTAGGACGTAAGCTAGATAAGGTATCCAAATCTTGAGGAAGGGGCAACTGCCTGACCAGAGAGATAGGAGTACAAGGACATTTGAACTACTTACGGTAGTTCCGAGTTGTGGGTAAAAAGTAAATCCCACCCTTCCATTTTTATACAGACTGTGCCTAATGTTGGGCAGTCAAAACTCGCTTTAACTAGGAGAAAATTATGAACGCTTTAATGACTAAACATGACGAACTTTTTAGAGACCTGTTTTCCAATTCAATAGGAATGAACAGGCTTTTCAATAGACTGGCAAATGCTGAACAGTCTAATTTTCCACCTTACAATATCGTCCATGATAGCGGTAGCATTTTTGTTGAACTGGCCTTAGCTGGATACAACAGAGATGATATTGAGGTTATTGTAGAAGATGGGGTGCTTTCAATAGAGGGCAACAATAACTCTGACCGTGATGGTGACTTTCATCATAAAGGAATTGCATCACGCCGCTTTAAAAGAAATTTCAGCCTCGGTGAATACATTGAGGTTAAATCAGCTGAATTAAAAGACGGTCTTCTTACTATCGCACTTGAGGAGGTTCTTCCCCCCGAGAAACAGCCAACAGTGATTGATATCAAGTGATAAAGTTTTTAGATACGCTGATTTTTGTAATGCCCTCACTTGTGGGGGCATTATATTTTATAGTCGGGCTATGTTACATTGCTAAGAAAGATTACGCTTGGGCTTTGATTTGGATATCCTATGCCCTTGCTAATGTCGGACTCGTACTAATCGGATTGAGAGGAGAAGAATGAAAAAACCAAACCGCAAGAAACAACAAAACGATTTAGCCAGAGGAAAAAAGAAAGCAGCTAAGGAGCTAGCCAAGAAAAGACGAAGAAAGCTAAAGAAACAGGCCAGACTTGCCGAAAATATAGAAGAGAGAAAAGCCGAAAAAGAGACATTCAAGCTAGAGGAAGAAGTCAGAAAAATACAAAATAAGGGTTTAACAATCAGAAAACCCAAAGAAGAACTTGACAAATAGAAAAGTTAGTGTATAATGAAGCGTGTTTAAAGGAGATTTGAGATGACCGAAAATATTGGATATAACGAAAGCACTTTTGGATTACTGCTTTTTTGTTTGATTTTATTGCCTATAGCAGCAGCTTTCTTAGCACCCCTCGTTGGGGGTATGATAGTTTTGTGGATTACTGTATGGCAATCCTCGTTAGAATTAATAGACCATCTTAAAAAACCTAAAATCGTTACGAAAAGTGTTTATGTAGATAGGCCCGTTACAGTATATAAGACCATAAAAGAAAAGATTACGGAACCACAAAAAGAAAAGAATACCAAGCCAAAAGTTCCAGACTTTATTGAGGAGACTATTGGGGGCTTACACAGCTTAGGGCTGAAAAAGAGTCAGGCAAAAAAGATTGTTGCGAAAGTATATGACGCAAATATACATTCCAATACTGAATCTCTACTGAAAGACTGCCTATCTCATCTGTAATTGTGTATAATTCTATGGTTTTTATCGGAGTTGTACAATGGATTCAAATAAAGTTCTGCAAGAGTTTGCTAATAGAATAGATGATATTAAGTACACTGACAGTCCTAAGCAGGTCAAAGTCAGTGACGATATCACTATTGGCTGGAGGAACGTGCTACCGGAACCCCAATCAAATACTTCAGAACGGACACGTAAAGAGCTTGAATATCTATCTAAATTAACAAAAGACCTAAATATTAAGCAAAAAAACTTAATTCAGATAGCTGATAAAGAACCCCTAGATCTTTTTACCGACATTCTCAAAAAGAATAACTTAGATTTTGACAGGTCTGATTTTGACAAGATCTGGAAGATATCCGAACCGGTAATAATGAATTTGAAATATCAATACAATAGACCACGACCTGAACAGCTGGCACCGTTTTTTGGAATAAATATAAATGTTACCAAGACCTCATCCCATCAAACACCCGCGTATCCTTCTGGTCACACTGCTTACGCTGCTTTTGCTGCTTATCTTCTCTCAGATATGTATCCTGCCTTTAGCCATCAATTCTTTTCTCAAATTGGTATTGTTGGATACGCTCGCTGTCTGCAAGGTGTTCATTATCCTAGCGACAATGAAGCTTCTATGATTATTTCAGGAGCCATTTGGGAAGATATTAGATATAAACTTTTTCCCAACTTGCAATCATATTAAGGAGCTTCAAATGTTAGATTTTTACTTTAACAGACGGGATTTTCTCAGGATAGGATCTATTGGTACAGGGATGACACTTGCTGGCTTGTCAGATGCTGCATTGGCTGAACAGCCTAGAGCATACGAAGATAAGTCCGTTGTTTGGGTCTGGCTAGGCGGTGGCCCTACCCAGTTTGAAACTTTTCACGCCCCAAACGACACGGTTCCTACAGAGTGGCAGCCTGTAAACGGTGCAAAGCACGACCCAAAGACCAACATTACTCTTGGGGAAGATTGGCGGGAGCTATCTAAACATACTTCAAAATTAAACGTAGTTAACTCATTTAGTCATAAGGACTCTTCGCATAGACAGGGAACTCATTTTATGATGACTGGGCATTACAACCCAGAACGAACAACAACATCTATGGCTAAGTATCCCTCATTTGGGTCAATGGTATCCGCTATTTATGGAACCAATCATCCAGACAACGGAGTTCCTTCTTATGTTAAACAAGGTAAGATCGAAGGAGATGAAGGGGCTTGGCTTGGAGGTGCATACAAGCCCTTTGACCCATCTAATAAAGACAACCTAACTCCACGAATTGAGCTAGATAGATTTAGTAACAGAAAAACATTACTCAGTGAGTTAGGATCTGCTGCTAAAGATATTTCTGGCAAGGGTGCCCAGTCTGTTGGATTTTATAAAGGTCAGGCTTATGATGTCATACTTGGTTCAGCAAAGGAGGCGTTTGCAACGGACAAAGAATCTGAATCTACAAAAGCACTATACGGATCTACAAAAGCTAATGACATTGGAGAACAGCTTATCCTAGCTAGAAGACTGGTCGAGCATGGAACTAAATTTATCACGCTACATTATGGTGGATGGGATATGCATAGCAATATATCCAACGCCCTTAAAACAAAGGTGGCTCCGATAGATAAAGCTATTGCTGGATTTCTTGCAGACCTATGGGATCGAGGCTTAAACGAAAAGGTTCTCTTGGTTGTTACAGGAGAGTTTGGTAGAACTAAAATAAATGCAAATGCTGGACGTGATCATTGGCCTGCAATTACACCAATGATGATGGCCGGTGGCGAATATCAATCAGGGAGGACTATCGGTAAGGCAGATAGATCTTACAGTCCTACAGAGAATCCTGTAGGGCCGCTTGATCTGCAAGCAACTCTGTTTGACCACTTCGGAATTGATGGAGCGATTCAACGTACTGACATGTCTGGTCGTCCCAGATATTTGTTAGAAGGTGAAGCAAAAGTAATTCTTTAATAGAGGAGGTGACTATGCCATTGTTTAATGGTCCACTCGCTACATTTATTAGGAAACACAAGCTAGTCAGACGTACTGCTGTTGTTGGCGGTGCTTTGGTTGGTATCTACTTCTTGGGAGCTTCCCAAGGTTGGTGGGAAAGATTTTTATTTTAAGGAAAAGAAATATGAAAAGACGACATTTTTTACATGCTGGTATTCTTGGTAGTTTTGGTTTATCTCTAGCTAGGGGTGATCAAAAGTTTTACGAAAGTAAAGAAGGGCCAGCCAAAAGTGTTATTTTCATATATCTCCCCGGAGGAATGGCTCATCAGGAAACTTTAGATCCTAAGCCATTTGCTCCGTTGGAGTATCGTGGACCGCTTGGTAGTATAGACACTAACATTCCCGGCATTCGTCTGGGTGAACTGCTAAGTAAGACATCTAAAGTTATGGATAAAATTACAATTATCCGCAGTATGACACATGGAGAAGCAGCTCATGAGCGTGGGACACACAATATGTTTACTGGCTATAGACCTAGCCCAGCCCTTCAATACCCATCTATGGGTTCAGTGGTTGCACATGAGTTTGGACCTCGTAAAAACCTTCCTCCATATGTCTGTATCCCCAACCAGCCTAATGAATTTGCAGGTACTGGATATTTAAGTAGCTCTTATTCTGGGTTTGGTTTAGGCTCTGATCCCGCTAGTGATGGATTCCAAGTTAGAGACCTAAAGATTCCGGTTGAAGACGAAAGATTCACAAGAAGACAGCGTGTGCTTAATATAGTCAATACGGATTTTAACAAGAAGCAAGAAGCTGATTCTGTTAAGGCGATGAACTCATTTTATGAGCGTGCTTACAGTCTCATAGGAGATCAAAACGCAAGGGATGCCTTTGATATAGAAAAGGAACCGGCAAACATTAGAGATAAATATGGCAGAAATACTGCCGGTGCTAGAATGTTACTGGCCCGCAGGCTAGTAGAGTTTGGAACAAGATTCGTAACACTCACCTATGGCGGGTGGGATATGCATGATAACATAGCCAATGGAATGAAAAATCAGCTTCCGGCTTTCGATCAAGGTTTTGCAACTCTTATTGAAGACTTGGATGATCGTGGATTACTCGACTCTACGTTAGTGTGTGTGGTTTCTGAGTTTGGAAGAACCCCAAAAATCAACGCTAACGCTGGTCGTGATCACTGGCCAAAAGTTTTTAGTACAATAATGGCAGGCGGTGGCATTAAAAGAGGAATGACATATGGAACCTCAAATGCTACTGCGAGCGAACCAGACCAAAACCCAGTCAATATAGAAGATTGGGCGGCTACTATCTACAATAGATTAGGAATAGTTGCTGATAAAGAATTAATGGCTCCCGGCGAACGACCTATCGAGATTGTTGACGGCGGCAAATTACTAACAGATATTATTACTTAAGGAGTATAAAATGAAGATTAAAATTCCACTAATAGCTATAGCGATACTAGCCGCAATATACTTTGGAAATAAAGAAGAAATTAAAAACATGTTTATAAAGGAGAATCCCGTGATTTGTGACACCTGTGAAAACGAATGTCCATGCCCAGTTCAAGAATGTATATGTCAAGACGCTTGCGAGTGTCCAGATTGCGAGGTGTCATAATGAAATATTTAGCATCAACACTATGTCTCTTGCTTATCCCTTTGTCAGCCGAAGCAGAGCAGCCCGAACGCAAGGTTGTCAAGCCGCCGGTTGTAAAGAGTGTTCCTAGAGACTTTACAAGGCCACAGGTAAAGAAGCCTGCTGGTTTTGGGAAGCAAGAATGGCAAAGACCTCAACAGCCTCAAGTTAGGCCTAGCCATAACTACAGACACGGAAGCATAATAATCGGCAGACCTTATGTTTACCCGTATCAGTACAGAGTGTATCCACCAACGATTCACCGTTACTACTACGGTCCTCCGGTAATTGTTCAACCACAACCTGTTCCTGTTTACCCGTCTCCGTTCAGCGGACTATTTTTTCACTTTAGGTTTTAGTATGAAAAGAAGAGAATTTTTATCATCATTAGCTGGTGTGGCCGCTTTAACCCAAACGCTAAAAGCTAATCAGCAACAGTTAAAGAAAAATGGTAAATCTGCCATCCTCCTCTGGATGGGTGGCGGTCCGTCAACTATGGATATATGGGACTTGAAACCAGACGCACCAACCGGAGGGCCATTCAAGCCTATTGCTACAACTGGCGATGTGGAGATTTGCGAACATATGCCGCTAATGGCAAAACAGATGCATAACATGGCTATCGTGCGAAGCATGAGTACCCGTGAGGCAGATCATATGCGTGGACGATACTACATGCATACTGGCTATGTTCCTAACCCAAGCATGGTTCACCCTAGTTACGGATCTGTCATCTCTAAGGAATTAGAAAAACAAGATCTACTAATTCCACAGTTTGTTTCTGTAAATGGGCCAAGTCACGGGGCTGGTTTTTTAGGTGCCCAATACGATCCATTTAGTGTAAATAGCGATGGTAGAATTAGAAACCTAGACATGAAGATAGATCAAAGATTCTATCAAAGGGCACATGTACTAGACATGATAGAAACTAATTTTATTAATAACAACAGAGGGTCTCTAGCAAAAGAACATCAAAAAGTTCTTAGGAAAACTTTTAATGTTTTAACAAGTAAAGAAATGGATGCTATGAAGATAGCCGGTGAACCAGAAAATATTAAAGAAAGATATGGCGACAACGGCTTTGGTAAGGGGTGTCTAATGGCTAGGAGGCTAGTAGAAGTTGGTGTGCCTTTTATTGAAGTTGGCTTGGGAGGATGGGATAATCATCAAAACATCTTTCCAACGCTAAGAGATACAAAACTACCCATGCTAGATCAAGGCATGAGTGCATTAGTAGAGGACTTAGAACAGAGAGGGTTACTGGAGGACACAGCTATTATATGGATGGGCGAATTTAGTAGAACTCCACGCATTAATCAAAACGCTGGTCGTGACCACTGGGCACGAAGCTGGAGCGTGGTTGTAGGTGGTGGTGGCATGAAAGGCGGCATAGCTGTTGGTGCTACAAACGAAGATGGTACAAGAGTAGAAACAGAACCATATTCCTCCCAAGATGTTATGGCCTCAGTATGCAAGGCTCTTGGCATTTCGCTACAAACTACTTACACAAGTAAAAGTGGGCGACCTATGAAGATAGCTAATTCAGGAAAAGTAATTACTGAACTATTTTCTTAGGGGTTTAAGATGAAATTTTTTAAATGTGCCGTATATATTATTTTTCTATTAACATTAGCAAATCTTGCTTTTAGTGCGTATATGTTTAGGGAGCTTAGAAAACCTAATATTATTGTGGCTCCCGATCCAGCACTTAGAGAAATAAAAGAACATTCGATGATGAGAGATACACAACTACTTCAAGGAATATTAATGATACATCACGACAGGGGGATGCATCCTCCCGGAACCCAAGTTCTGTGTCCTTTATGCGATAATCAAGAAAAACAACTAAAGTCAATTATAGTACAAAAGGAGAACTAAGATGCCACTCCCAGAAAAAGGAAAAGACGAATCAAGGGAAAGTTTTATTTCTAGGTGCGTGTCTAGCGACAAGACTAAAAAAGAATTTCCAGAACAACAGCAAAGAGTAGCTATGTGTATGTCTAGAGCCACAGAAGACTTACCAGCGATGGCTTCAGCTGACTTCAAATATAATATTGAGACATTTGGTTATACGGAAGAAATTACGGAAGATAATTTCTATATCCCAGCAGAGGCAGAGTATGTAGACTTCCAAGACACAGAAGAAGAATGGGATATAGCTATAGCAAAACCGGGCCTTTGGGAAAACATACGAAAGAAGAAAGAGCGTGAAGGTAAAAACTACAAGCCCGCCAAAACAGAAAAAGAAGGTAGACCAAGCCAAGAAGAGTTAAAAAAAGCACAATCAGATAAGCCGGGACCAAAAGATCCTCGCAGGACACCCGCACCAAAGAAAGACCAGAAGAGAGGCTCCAAGAAAAACAAACCAGATAGTGCAAAGAATCCTAGTGGCAAGATTACATTTAGTAAAGAAGTAACTAAACAACTTTCAAATAAAGTAAAGGAACACAATGCAAAAGGCAAAGGTTCCAAAGCTAGCCTTGGAATGCTTAAAGCGGTATACAGAAGGGGAGCTGGTGCTTATTCCACTAGTCACGCACCAAAGATGAGTCGTCACGGCTGGGCTATAGCTAGAGTAAACGCCTTTCTAACCTTACTAAGAACCGGAAAGCCCTCAAACTCGGGCTACACTCAAGATAATGACTTGTTGCCAAAAGGTCATCCTAGAAAGTCAAAGGCTGAGGCGGCTTATAAATATGAAAACCCTAAAACCGGAGAGGTGTTTACTTTCGTCAGAAGGGGCAACTACAAGAAGGATGGCGTTTCTCTTGTATATAGAGGAGAAGCAGCAGAATACCAAGGGCGTAAAGTCACCTTGAACAAACCCTTCAGAACTCCCGATGGGCCAAAGAAGTTTGCGGTCTACACCAAGAATGGTTCTGGTAAAGTCGTTATAGTTAGATTTGGCGATCCTAACATGGAGATCAAAAAGGACAACCCTAAAAGACGTAAGAGCTTTAGAGCTAGACACAAGTGCGACACAGCTCCCGGCCCCAAATGGAAGGCTAGGTACTGGTCTTGTAGAATGTGGTAGCTTGAAAAATCCATATGAACCCCCCAAAACATATACAAAAAAGAGTGCAGAACGCCACTATCACTTTGATAATAGAGAAGATACAGATTGGTCTGGTTTTTTCTTTGTTATCATCATTCTGTTCATAGTATTGTTTCATCATGTATTAATTGATTTCTTTGTAGGTGTCTTTAAAGAGGTTTTGTATGGGGTATAGAAACCTAACCATAAGAGGAAAAAGAGATGGTTTTGGTTGTCAGCTAAATGCGGTGTTATCTGGTCTAGCCTTTTGTTACAATCATCCGAACTATAGATACGTCCATACACCCTTTTGCAGTGTATCTCACGGATGGAGAGAAAACACAGATGAGCTGAATAACCTGATTGGAATACCGGATGGTAGGCATGGAAAGAGAATACATGTTGTATACCGATATATGGCCCAAGTGTTTAAAGATCCCAACCATTTTTATAATACTAAAACCTTAGATTACATAAGACAATTTTACTGGTCTACCCCTAAACCTGAACCCGTAAAAGAGGATATAGTGGTACACATAAGAAGGGGAGATGTACAAAGACACAGGGGAGGAGATAGAGCGAGAAGATATATTCCCAACGCTTGGTATAATGCAACAATACCCCAGTTAGCAAAAAGATATCCAGATCATTACACGATAGCCGTGCATTCAGAAGGAGAGATGGATGAATTCAAACCCATAATGGACGGCTGGCCAGAAGATTTAATACAAAGAACTAAGTGGAAGTTATCAAAAGGAACTGGAGTTCCGGAGGTAGGGCATGTCGGTGCCCATGATCAAGAATATATACTTCCAGTTACTTTTCATGAAATGGTAACCGCAAAGGTATTACTGCAAAGCAAAAGCGGATTATCTTACACCGCTTCACTTTATTCCGAGGGAGACATCTTCTTTTTATCTAGTGGGGCAAATGGCCAACAAACCGGCTTATCTCACTGGAAGATGGCCCGACATGAACTAGAACCCAAAGAGCCTATTTTTAAATGATTAATTTAATTGCACCTATAAATAGTTTAGGGTATGGGGTAGCTGGATATAATTTATTCAAAAATTTATTAGCGGAACACCGCACCACTGCCCTTTACCCTATTTCAAAGCCTGAATTTATTGACGAGTATATACAGGCCGGATTGAACAATAGGGATGATCAAACCGTAAAACCTTGTGTTAAGATATGGCATCAAAATGATTTATTTCAATTTGTAGGACATGGAGAACATATAGGGTTTCCCATATTTGAACTGACTGAATTTAATGAGGAAGAAAAACTAAGCCTTGGTCATTGTGATAAGATATTCGTTTGTTCCGAATGGGCAAGAGGGGTAATTCTAGACCAAATGACTGGTCGTTTCTCTGAGGATCGTGTACGTGTTGTGCCACTTGGTGTAGATACAAATTTGTTTCAACCTTCTCTATCTTCCAGACCCCAAACTGTCTTTTTTAATTGCGGTAAATGGGAAAAAAGAAAAGGGCACGACGTGCTGCTAGAATGCTTTAATGCCGCATTTGAAGATAGGGATAATGTAGAACTTTGGATGATGTGCGAAAACCCGTTTATAGGGGATGCTAATAATGGGTGGGCAAACCTTTACAAATCTTCTAAACTAGGTTCAAAAATAAGACTAATTCCCAGACAGCAAACGCATAAAGATGTGTATAACATTATGCGGCAGACTGATTGTGGTATCTTTCCAGCAAGAGCTGAAGGCTGGAACTTAGAACTACTAGAGATGATGGCCTGCGGAAAACACGTAATCGCTACAAATTATTCGGCTCACACAGAGTTCTGCAACTGTGACAATACTATGCTAATAGAGCCAAATGGTTTAGAGCAGGCTAAAGATGGAGTTTTCTTCTCTGGTGAATATGGAGAATGGGCGTCTTTAGGCGAAAATTCTAAAGAACAGTTGATCAGTTATATGAGATCTTTTCATAAGAGCAAGCAACAAGAGAATAAGCTAAATGACAACGGTGTCAATACCGCAAATATTTTCACTTGGCAAAACTCAACCCAGAGGCTTATAGATGGACTCTAACTTCAAAACACCCAGATCTATTCTAAATCACTACAAGAGTGGCTTTACAGGTGCTATATGTGATAACGAAGACATTAAGAAACTACTAGGTGAGCTACCAATGCCTATATTTGGAGCGGCTGCTTACGATCTGTATGGCTCCGGAGAAGGTAAATTAAGTTTGCCTTTTAAATATTTACTTGAATTCGATTCTGGTTTCGGTCCGGCAGAAAGACAAACGACAGGCGACTGCGTTTCCCACGCCACCAGAAACGCTATCGACATCACTAGATCTGTGGAAATCAAAAATGGTGAGCGGGAAGACTTTGTAACTAGAGGTGCTACGGAGGGTATATATCAGTCCAGAGGCCATCGTGGACAAGGTATGACGTGTAGCGGGGCTGCGAGATATGTGCATCAATCGGGTGGCATACTGTTAAGGAAAGACTACGGTAAAGTTGATCTTTCTAAATATAACTCAAGTTTAGGAGCTAATCATCGTATTCCCGACAGCATTTATAAAACAGAGGCTAAGAAGCATCAAGTCAAGACAATATCTAACGTCAGAACAGTCGAAGAAGCTAGAGACGCTCTTGCTAATGGTTATGCTATGTCTGTATGTTCTGGGTATGGGTTCAGTAGTCGTAGGGATGGTAATGGCATTGCCAAACGTTCTGGCAGTTGGTCTCACGCTATGGCTTGGGTCGCTTGCGATGATTCTCGTAAGACTTTAAACGAAACGCTCTTCTTGGTTCAAAATAGCTGGGGAGCTTGGAACTCCGGACCGAAAACTCACGGTCAACCAGACGGAAGCTTCTGGATTAGAGAAAAAGATGCTAGAGGCATGTTGTCTGGCGGTGGTGCTTGGGTATTTAGTGACGTAGAAGGGTTCCCAGCTAGAAAAGTCGAGTGGACAATAGATGAGGTTTTTTAAATGAATATAAAACAAAGAGCCGTTATAGGCGTTTTAGTGGTATCCGGCTTCATTTTTTTTCAAGTTAATAGAAAATCTTCAGAAAATAACTTGACAAAAGACGATGTAAACTCTATAATAGAGACAGTAGAACAATCGTTTATTGACGCAGAGGTATCTGTATTAAAAATAACTCCTGAGCCAGACATTACTCCGGAAGGGCCAAATCCAGATCCGGAAAAATGTATCTGCAAAGGAACAGGTAAGATAGTGCAAGGGGATGGGCATGTGTCGCCATGCCCTTACCACGCAAAAACAGATTCTCAGCCAACTATACAAACATACATAGTTCCTAGATTTAGATTATTTAATTTTCTAAGACCTAGAGGCTGATATTAATTGTTTATGAACGGTCGTTCATTTTTTTAACTTAACTTTTTTAGGAGATCTTTATCATGGATAAAGTAAAATCTTTGCTCACTTCTCGTCGATTTTGGGTTTCTGCTGTTGGCTTGGCTGCCGTAGTAGCGTCTGAAACTTTGGGTATTGAGCTGAATCAAGAGCAGATCGTTGGTGTTGTCACCATTTGTGTGGCGTGGGTTATTGGTGATACAGTCCGCGAAACCAAATAAGAGGTTAACATGCTTTCAAAAGTACTCTCTGAACTCTCACCGGTTCAATGGATTTTTATTGGCTTAGGTTTACTAATCATGCTGCCCACTTTACTGGAGTGGCTTAGTAAAGCTAAAGTTGTAGCCTCAGATAAACTCGGGTCGATTAGTACACCCGTGTCTGGGCCTAAGCTAAAATCTGTTACTAATACAAATTCACTTACCAGTATAGTAAGCAAATGGGAATGTTTATACGAAGCCTGTCAAGAGGCTAAATTGGAAACTGCCTGCTCTAAAATAGAAGAGGTCTTTCCTTTATTGACAAAGAAGAGTATTAAAGAAGAAAAAACAGATAAAGCTTTTGAAACACTTTAATCTAAGGAGTACCCATGAGTAATAGTATTAGAACAATTTTAGGATTAACACTTGTTATTCTGGGTGTATTTTGGAATGATATTCGGGAAAGGATTCCTGATTTCACTCCTACTCCTGAAGTGGTGATCGCTATTGACGAACCTTCTGAAAAAACTAAAGAAAAAGTCTCAAGTATATCATCATTGGTAACCGATGATAATGATATGATAAATATGGCTATCTTTAATAAGGTTTTCTCTGATAGGCTTCTTTCATATGAAGCAACTAATCAGCAGGTAAACGATATATATACCTTAGCGGGCAAAGCTTTTTTTGAAGATACGTTAAAGGGTAAATACGAAGGACTTTCTTCCGCACTAACAAATCTCATGAAAGAAGAGCTAGGGGTTGAAGTCCATGAATTGACTGAAGAAGAAAAGATAAACCTAAGCGAAGCATTTAGTGGATTAGCTTGGGCCTTACAGGAGAATAACAAATAATGGATATCATTAAAGTAGCTAAAAATAGCCTACAAGCATCGCTTGAAAAAGCTGTTTTTGAAATCAACTCATGCCTATCTCGACCGCAAGAGAAGGGTGCCCTAGAGGATTTCAATAAAGCAATTCATAGTTACACAATGCTTTCGGGACAGATAGGAACATTGAATAAACTACAAGAACAAATTGAAGAACAGGAAGTAGTTCAAAAAGATGAAAAGCAAGATTAGTGTACTGATATTTGAGGCTGATGAAAGATTTAGCCCATTAGACAGCGGTTACTTAAGATTATTAGTAGATGAATCTTTCCAAGTTCCCAGCAAGTACATCTCGACAAAACAAATTGATACTACTATACAAGAACTATATAGCCAATATTGTCATCTAGATGTTAGATATGCCAACCCTATTCTATCAGATGTAAGATTGCATAACTCAGAAGTTGAGATTTTGTATAGAACCATTATTCCACATGGAGTAGTAGGTATTAAAAGGGGACATTTACTACCACCACATTCTTTGGAGCTAGATAGTTTCTATGAAACAGCAATCCTCGAACAACCAAGATCATTATCCCAAAGATACTAACGAGCTACCCTCTGTATCAACTTTGACTATATCCGTAGATACCGCCGGAGAAATTAACTATAATTGCGATTGGGACTCAAGCGAAGAAGGTATTATTGGTATATCTGCAATATTATATAAACTAATGTTAAGTGATTTAAGTATAAAAATTTTTGATGAAATCAAAGCTCAGTGCGTATTAGATGATAATGAGCAAGATTTCCTAGCCATTGAAGAAACTATCAGGAGGTACTCTGCTATAGATGGAAAGACAGGAAAAGAGAAAGACGATGATATAGTTGTTCCACCTGATGAGATTATAAACCTTTAAAATCTGGAGTAGGGCATGAATACTGTAAAAAGAATAGCTTGGAAAAGCTGGAATGCCATAGAAGAAGTTTTATGTTACGAGCCTCAACTAGATATGGGAAACATTGACGACATAGATGATGAAGACGACATGGAGGCCATGAGTCCAGAAATGCCGTTTCCATTTTTTCCAATCATTGAAACCACGCCGAAACTTTTACACACCCCTTTAGGTTTATACCCTGCCGACTCTATGTTTAAACCATCAGATAGATGGGATTGTTGGATAGGGCTAACTAATTTTAGCATAACAAATTCAATAAAGGATGTTTTAAAAAATGATGTAGAGGGAGTTGAGGCATTAAAGATATTGGGTAGATATACTTTTTTCGTCGGTGTTGCCGGACTATTTGATTTTAAAGATGTTAGAAAAGATATCGAGTCAAAGTTATGCGACTACACGGAACAAGAAGTACTGTCTGATAAAGAAACGCAACTAACAGTAGACCTAGTTAAAAAACAGCTAACAAAAAGCAAATACTGGTCTATATTAGTAGCACCTTCAGGCAAAGTAGATTACGTTGTTTCAGAAAGTTTAGATGAAAAATATCTTAGCGGACTGAATGAATTATTGGAACTTAAACAAAACCTTGGTGGAATTATCTTAAGAGGAGATCATGGATAATAAAAAATTTGAAGAATATTGGACAAGCTCGGACATTCAGAATATAATGAATAAGGTTGCAAACAGGTATAAAAACTCTATAGATTTTGACGAGATAGAGTCTATTAAGATGCAAACTGTATGGAAGTGCATAGACAAATACGATCCAGATAGGGGTACTAAATTTACCTCCTACCTATACCAGCAGCTAACCTTCGCTCTTAAAAACAAAATCAAAAAGAAACGTATGGAATTTAACGTAGATATTGTTGATGATGTGGATAGAAAGCAGCAGGAGAGAATGGAAGTGCAGGACATCTTAATGGGGTTAGACCCAGAAGATAGAGATGTGCTAAATAAAAGATACTACCATAACATGACAATGCTTGAAATAGGAAATTCTAATGGCTACAGTAGAGAAACAGCCAGAAGAAGATTAAAGAAAGCACTAAAAATTTGTCAAAAAAATTGTTTTAGTTAATTTTATTTGCGTATATATAATTAGGAACCGGACCTTCTACGGATAATTTGGAATATCATATTGGTAAAAACTTTCTTTTTTCCGTAGGAGGAATATACTATGGCCGTTCCCGGTTCAACTGCAAACTATCTGCGTGGTACAAAAAATACTGCGTATACCGCACAGACTCAAGGTGGTACAATTCTTGGCAATACCGAAACAGGTGATGCCATTACAAACGCCTTGGCTTTAAAAGATAACTCTACCGACTTCGGTAGAATCCCTTATCCTGTAGCAAGCACTACTTCTGGTTCTATAGCCTATAACATTAAGGCTCAAGGATCTAATGGTACTTTCTGTTGGGATGGTGGAACTGATCAGGGTGAAAGATTCGCAATGATGGGCTACAGTACCAAACTTGGTAACTATGCCAATACCGCAATCCAGAAAACTGGTGCTGATCCAAGCAATATGGCTGGACGCAGAGCTATCGCTCAGTTCATGCATCAATTTGGTGCGGACACTACTAGCCTTATTAGAAAGAACCGATTCTCTTATACTGGCTTCTTTAACAATGGTAACAAGATTAGTTCTCGTCACCTCTTCATGAACGCTGCTGGTACTGCTATCGCAGACCCAAGTACTCTGACTGGAAACCTTGTATGGGCACCGGGTGGTTCATCTAGAAACGGCTCTGGAGCTTTGGCTAGCTTCACTGACGTAGCTGCTAACCCAACTCGTGCTATTCCGGGCCGCTTGGTAATGCAGGCGAGCTTTGTTGTAGATGCTACAGAGGGTGATCCTTGGTCCGCTACCAGAGATGGTGGATCTGACTTCTATGACTACAAGCCAATTAACGGCTAAGTCTAATCTGTTTTACATAGCGGGGTCACCTCGGTGGCCTCGCTTTTAACAGTCATCAGAGGGTTTTTAAAATGAACGACACTTGGGATTTAATAAGAAATGTAGCCGAAGTAGTAGGGATGTTTTTCATTCCGGTAATGGCTTGGGTGCTATACACCATTGTCAATCATGGAAAGCAGATAATCGTGTTAGAACAAAAAGTAAATGAGTCCTTGAATCAACGCATGGGACGTATTGAAAAGCGTGTCGGCGGGATTGAGGACAAGATAGAACAGATGAGCGAAAACGTTACCGAGTGCAAAATGGTCGTTAACGACAATAAGCATCTTCAGGGTGAGATTAGTCAGAAGTTTGACATACTCCTTCAAAGGATGAATCAGCAGGGCTAAGACTCTCGATCTTCAAAATAAACCGTTTGTGTTGTAAAAAATAGCACAAGCGGTTTTTTTTATGTTGACAAAATTGATTGTATGGTGTATAATAAGTACAAACCTATAAATAAATTGAAATAACAAAGGATATTCGTATATGCAAGTCAAGAAAAGGAGTGGAGAGAAAGAAGCTTTCTCGGTTGAGAAGATACACAAGGTAGTAGAGTGGGCAACAAAAGGAATAAACGGAGTATCCTTTTCTGACATTGAGATGAATGCAAACTTATCTATTTATGACGGAATCAGCAGCGAAGAAATTCATCAAATACTTATCAAGTCCGCCAACGATTTAATATCTACAAGCTCTCCTAACTATCAGTATGTTGCCGCCAGATTACTCAATATGCATCTCAGAAAAGATGTATGGGGATATGGAGATCAACCAACAGACTTCTTACTATTCCTACAGAGAAATGTTGATAACGGAATATACGATCCTAGTATTTTAGAAAAGTGGAAAGAATCTCAAATTGATTCTTTGGGCAAGTATATATCTCATGGTAGGGATGACCTGTTTACATATGCAGGACTACAGCAACTTATAGATAAATATCTCGTCAAAAATCGTAGCACCGGAGTAATCTATGAAACTCCTCAGTTTGCCTACATGTGCATTGCCATGTGTTTATTCGATACTCTAGACGAGGTAAAGAAAGCATATGATTGCTACTCTACGTTTAAGATTAATCTTCCTACTCCTATTATGGCTGGAGTACGTACTAATATTCGCCAGTTCGCAAGCTGTGTTCTGGTTGATGTTGATGATAACCTTGATGGTATATTCTCAAGCATTCATGCAGTTGGCAAGTATACGGCAAGAAGAGCGGGTATCGGACTTAACATCGGAAGAATGAGGCCTATCAACTCCCCGATTAGAGGGGGTGAAGTAATTCACACCGGAGTAATTCCTTATCTTAAAAACTTTGAGTCAGCAGTTAAGTCTACGAGTCAAAATGGATTACGTGGAGGCTCCGCTACGGTACATATCCCGTTTTGGCACTTTGAAATAGAAGACGTTGTAGTCCTAAAGAATAATGCTGGAACTGACGATAATAGAGTTCGTAAGCTTGACTATTCTATTCAGTTTTGCAAACTATTTTATGATCGCTTGATAGCCAATGAAGACATCACGCTTTTTAGTCCTCATGAAGCAGTTGGCTTGTACGAGGCCTTTGGAGACAATGAGAAGTTTGAGGAATTATATTTAAAATACGAAAATTCAAGGTCTTTAAAATTTAGAAAAAAAATACCAGCCAGAAAGTTAGCAGAGAGCTTTGCTCGTGAAAGACTTGAGACAGGACGTATCTATAGTATGAATTTAGACAACGCTAATGAGCACGGGTCATGGAACGTTCCTGTTTACATGTCCAATCTATGTCAGGAGATAATTCATCCTACAGTTCCAATACAGTCTATAGACGATCCCGAAGGTGAAATAGGAATCTGTATTTTGTCGGCATTAAATCTACTAGAGCTAAGTAATGAAAAAGACATAGCAGAAGCCTGTAGAATGGCCGTAAGAACCCTAGAGTCCGTAATAGATTACCAAAATTACCCCGTACTAGCTGGAGAAAACTTTACTAAGAACAGAAGGTCTCTGGGGATTGGTATAACTAATCTTGCTGGGTTCTTAGCTAAGAATAAGCTTACGTATGACGATCCAGAGGCTTTAGAATTAGTTCACGAAACTATGGAGCAAATACAATGGAATTTAATTAGTGCCTCCTGCGAGTTAGCTGAAGAAAAGGGGGCTTGTGAAAAATTCGACGAGACTAAATATTCTAAAGGATTACTACCCATCGACTGGTACAAAAAAAGCGTGGACGATTTAGTTAAGCCTAAATATAATATGGACTGGAAAGAGCTAAGAAAAAGAGTTAAAGAACATGGTCTTAGACATTCTACGCTCTCAGCTATTATGCCCTGTGAGTCCTCTAGCGTAATCCAAAATAGTACTAACGGTATTGAGCCTGTCAGAAGCTTACTAATTCACAAGAAGGCTAAGAACGGCGTTCTGAAGCAACTTGTACCAAATTACCATATGCGAAAAAAATATTATACTTTAGCTTGGGAAATGGAAGACAACAAGGCTATAATGAATATAGCAGCAGTTATTCAAAAGTTTGTAGATATGAGTATGAGTACTAATTTATACTATAACTATTCTCATTATGAAGATGGTAATATACCATTAAGTATTTTAATCAAAGATCAGATATACGGATATAAATACGGTCTAAAAAATTTCTACTATGCCAATACGCCAGACGGAGACGGCGACACAGAGAAAGGCATGAATTGTGAATCTGGAGCATGTGCTATATGAAAACTATATTTAACACCAAAAATATAGACCCAATGAGCCAACCTTTGTTTTTAGGAAAGGACTTGGGTGTACAAAGATACGACGTGGTTAAGTATCCCGTTTTTAAAAGTCTTGATAGCAAGCAGATGATGAACTTTTGGAGACCGGAAGAAATCGAGCTAAAAAAAGATCGTGGAGATTTCAAAGAGATGTCTGACAATGAGAAGTTTATTTTTACTTCTAATCTAAAATATCAGACAATGTTAGATAGCGTTATTTGCAGAGGTGTTCCCACTCTTTTGGAATATGTGACCAATACAGAACTAGAGGCATGTCTCATGACGTGGCAGTTCTTTGAAAAAATTCACAGTCAATCCTACTCTTATATTATACAAAATGTATACGCTGACAGTAGTGAGGTTTTTGGCGGCATATATGAAGACAAGGAGATAATGAAAAGGGCGAACAGTGCTATATTAGATTACAATAACCTAATGAATATGTCTTGTGACCCCACAAAAATCTCAGACCTAAAGAAGCAAATTTATATGACTGTCATGAGTATCAACATACTAGAGGCGGTAAGGTTCTATGTCTCCTTCATTTGTTCTTTTGCTTTCGCAGAAAATAAAAAGATGGTCGGGAACGCAGACATTATCAAATTGATCAAAAGAGACGAGGCTCTACATCTAACTAACACCAAAGAAATATTAAAAATATTGCAGACCGAGGAAAGCGAGGGTTTTGTAAAAACCGCACAGAGATGTGAAGCCGACGCAGTGGAGATGTTTGAAAGAGCAGCAGAGCAAGAAAAAGAATGGGCTTCATATCTATTTAAGGATGGATCAATTATTGGACTCAACGAAGTTGTCTTACATCAGTATGTTGACTGGTTATGCATGTCTAGAAGAAAGATGATAGGACTACCATACGAGAACGTGGGGAAAAACCCTATAGCCGGATGGACTCAAGCTTGGATGAGCAGCGAATCAGTACAGGTTGCTCCGCAGGAGCATGAGATCACTAGCTATAAAATAGGTGCAAGTAAAAACGACCTTGAGGACATGGACTTAGGAGATATACTTTAATGTGGTCTTTAGAAGTTATCATAGCCTTGAACAAAAAGGCACAAGAAGAGTATGACTCTAAAAAGGAAAAAGATGAAGAACAAGATTGAACTATTAGGATATTATGGTAGCGATGAAATAATAGCGTGCTCTGCTTGGACTTCTACCTCTAGAAATCTAACGGAAGACAAACGTAATCGCATTGGTAAGTTAATTAATATGCTGTGGAGTGAAGGACATGAAACACCATTTGAAAAGGGTGTGGTTCATTTTCTTGTTGATACTGATATTGCGTCTCACATACACCTACTTAAGCATAGAATATCTTCTCTCAATGCTGAGAGTGCTCGGTATAAAGAATTAAAAGAAGACAAGTCTTACATACCTCAAGACTGGCCTGAACACTGGAGGGACTTGCTTAGACACCACACAGAGCAAAGCGACAGACTATATCATATTTGCATTGAAGAACTAACGGAGGATTTAGGCAGAAAAAGAGCAAAAGAATCGGCACGATTTTTTAAGACATATAATAGTCAGATTCAGGCTGACATCATGTTTAACATGCGTAGCTTTGCTAACTTTATAAAGCTAAGAAATAGTGAACACGCACAGGTCGAGATTAGAGAGATCGCACAAGAGATGTGGAATTTAGTAGAAAGTATTGAAGGGGAACCGTTTAAGCACACGCTTGAGGCTATTAAATGCCGAATTGTAGGATAATATTTTAGAAGAGAAGTAAAATGAAAATAGAAACATCCAATGGAGATATACTAGACAAAATATCTATACTGATGATTAAATCCGAAAGAATTACGGATGAACAAAAACTTAAAAACATAAACAATGAACTAATAGAACTGTCTCCATGTCTGTTGGAGCTTGCAGATTTTTTCGAGATATTTGAGGATCTTAAAGCAACAAACGAATCGCTCTGGGACATTGAAAATAAAATAAGGGAAAAGGAAATACAAAAGTGTTTTGATGAAGACTTTATAGAATTGGCTAGGTCTGTATATAAGTATAACGACGAAAGAGCAAGATTAAAAAGGTTAATTAACTTACAAAGTGAATCCAATTTTATAGAAGAAAAATCATATACTTGAATACTAATCAATAGCAAGGAAAAAAATGTCAAATAATTTTGCAATGCCTAAATTGAAAATAGCTAATCCTGACTGCACCGAAGTGAGGAGAGTCTATTTTGAAAATACCGATAATTTTGGATATGGTGTATTCGCTACACGGGATATCAAAAAAAATGAAATGATAGAAGAGGGTACGTACTTCTTGACGGGCTTCTTCAACACCAAGGAGGATGCGGAGCATATACGTGGGCTTCCTCAGTACTGCTGGACAATGAAATGTGGTTGCGATCAATGTAAGGATAAAAACGAACTACAATATATAGTAACTACAGGAAACACAATGTTATACAACCATTCAGAAGACTTTAATGCGGTTGTATCTATAGTCAGATCAGAGCGTATTGTTAGGATTTACGCCAGAAGAGACATCACAAAAGATGAGGAGCTGTTTGCAAACTATGGCAAGGGCTATAACTTTTGGTACCAAAGTAGACACTAGATGAACATTCTTAATTATATCGAAATACATAGTGTTGATCATTGTACTTTATCCTGCAATTATTGTTCACACGACGCAGAAAATGCAGACGTTAAATCTTATTCGGCTGAAGACTACGATAGATGGTTCGATAAGCTTACCAAAAAAGGAATACTCTTTGATAACATATCTATCGCTGGCGGAGAGCCTTTAATAAATAAAAAACTGCCTGAGCTTATAAGTATGTCCCGACGATATACCAACCAAAGGGTTGCAACGATGACTAATGGCTGGTGGCTCAGTAGCGACAATTCGGTAAGGAAGCAGGCAGACAGATTGGTTGGAGTAGACGATCTATGCGTAACCATATATCGCCCATACGTTGAAAAATTTGGCGGATTATCCGCAGTAGAAGAAAGGCTTGATTATCTACAGGAATTAATGCCCGGACTAAACATTGTAAGATGGGGTCAAAGAATAGTTAGAGACTTCGGTAAAATAGAATTTACTAACGAAAAAAAAGATACTGTTCCAGATTTTTATTGTGCTTTTATGGGGTGTAAGCAGCTATTGCACACGGGTATATTATTAGGCTGCTGTGCTTCTAGGCGTGTTATTTCCATGCCAGCGGTAGATAAGTTTAGTATACAGGCCGACTTCAGTAAGGAGGAGTTTGTCTCGTGGTATAACAAGAATCCTCTCGATCTTTGCAATCATTGCTCAATAGGAACTGAGGGGGTAACATATGTAGAATGGACCCAAAAAAAGAAAGATAACAATGACAAATGATGAAAGATATGGTGGTATTGTAGATTCTCTTATTGATAATATCTTAGAGAGATATGGTATCTCTGAGGAGCTAATAAAGAAAATTACTGGTATTATTGATGGCGTGGTAAAGAATGTCTCAGTCCAAGAAATCGGAGATGAAACATTTATAACGATACATTTGAATAATATTAATTTAAAATTCAAGAGGTGAATTTAATGGACAAAATTACTTATGACGACAGAGAGCCTATGAATCCCGACCAAAAAGCTAGGATGGAAATGTTAATGAAGAAACGTAAGTTTTACGATCCTATACATGGAATATCGGGGCTAGTTGAAAATATCACAAATTGGCATCATGAAAGGAATTTGATTGACGGAAGTTCTGATAAAGATCAAGTTTTAAAATTGATGCAGGAATTGGGCGAATTATCCGACTCTGTATGTAAAGAAAAGGATATTAAGGATGATATTGGCGATATGTTGGTTGTTATGATTAATATTTGTGTGAGAAATGATTTGAGTCTTTATGAGTGCTTAAGAACAGCCTATGAAGATATCAAGGATAGAAAAGGCAGAATGGTGGACGGAATTTTTGTAAAAGAGGACGATTAATGAGTATATAATATTGAATGACACCATATTGAACAGGATAACTTAAGTGCCAACACCTATAATCAACCCGCCAAACAGCAGGGTATTCTACGCCTGTCAAGCTGTTTTGTATAAAGAGAGGCAAACAACTACCACCGGTGGGAACGATGTTCCTACATCAAATGCGTTCTTGACGGGCGTGCAGTCCATTGGTATAGATTCAGAGTTTCCCTTTACACCATATGATGACTTAGGAAGATTTCAGAAAAAGTACGGATCTTATGGACAGCAGCTGTTTACTATTAATATTTCAAGAGTTCTTTCTAACCCCTCGACAACTAGCGATGGAGGAACAGCCGATCTCGGAGAGCCGTTTTACAAGGTCACACCTAGCAACGATTATGAAGCGACACACATGTTAGCTAATGCGAATTTAGGTGCGTGCGGTCTGAGCACCGGCCTACGTAACTACGACATAACGGTAGTATATGGCAGCGATGGTAACGAATTCATGGATGGAGGTTTATCTTCCGGTGAGGTCTTTATGTCAACCACATACAGAAACTGTATACTCACAAGTATTTCTTACAATTTTTCTGTAGGGGGAACGGTTACAGAAAATATTACGCTAATCAGCAAGGTGGCAACACAAGACACCCAAACATCAGGATTTACTAACTTATTGGGGACTGCCAAAGACGGCGAAGGAAATAATGTAGTTATAGAAGCAGACACCTTAAAAGGGCGAGATATCGACTTTGCAAGCTGTATCTTGCCTGTAGAGGTCGAAAGAATGTTTAAACTAGGTGCCGAAGCAGACAACTGGCAGGGATTTGACGACAACATTTTAGGTCTACAGTCTATAGAGCTAAATGTTGACATTGAATACGTGGATTTGCCAGATATTGGTTTATGGAGAGGAAGCAATATTAACAATCAGACAGCCGCTGGCGATGATGACACTCTGCCAACATACGCTGTTGGAGGACAAGAAGCTAGAAGAGCAGAGGTAAATCTGTTCAGACAAGTTGGCGTTCCGGTAGGTGTTTCTTTTTCCTTCACTGGAATAGCATCGGCACAATATAGAGGCGATATTGCGGCCATCGCAGACGGTTCAACACGGCAAGATTTTGAATTAACCGATACAACCTTTACTAAAATGGACTCTATTGAGACTGACAGTCAAGCCGCAGTTGATGGAGTTAATTCAACTAGACCTTATTATGAGGCAAACAGAGAGTTTAGATTGGTAGCCAAAAAAGGTAATTACGGAGCTAGCGGCTGGACCGGTGCAAATTACTGGCAGTGGCATTTAGGTCAAAAAAATTACCTAACAGCACTATCTTACAGCGGGGGAGACGCGGGAGGTGGAAATGTAGAAGTAACACTTAATTATCAGAATGATCACAGTGACTTTGTAGTATTCAAAGATACCGCCCTAAAGACTATACAAACTACAAAAACATATTAGAGTTGAAAGGCCAAGCATGGCGAGGAAGAGAACAAAGAAACAACCCATTAGACCCTCTCGCAAGAAATTAAAGCCTAAAACAGAAAACCAAGCAGAATACATAAGAGGAATGTCAGAAGCTGATGTTACCTTTTGCTCTGGCCCTGCGGGTTCTGGAAAAACAGCAGTCGCTGTAGGACTGGCTTGCGAATACATTTTACAAAATAAAGTTGATAAAATCATTATAACTAGGCCAGTCGTAGAGTCTGGAAGAGGAATCGGATTTTTGCCCGGAACCCTAACAGAAAAAGTCCACCCCTATATGGTACCGATTATTGAGGAGATGAAGCTGTATTTAGGTTTAGAGACTTTTAATTCAATGAGAGCTACAAATATAATAGAGATATGTCCGCTGGAATACATGCGTGGTAGAAACTTCCATAACGCATTCATGATTCTAGACGAAGCACAGAACGCAACATTTGAACAGATAAAAATGTTTCTAACAAGAATTGGAATGGCATCCAAAGCCGTTGTTAACGGCGACTTGGATCAGACAGACCTAAAGGGCGACTCATACGGAGGGCTTCATGACTGCATGGATTCTCTGCAAAATCTCAACGGTGTAGCCATATGTAAACTCAATGAAGAAGATATTGTAAGAAATGACATTATATCAAAAATCCTACAAAGATTGAAATAAAGTTTGCATTTTCGTTCGTTATACGCTATAATATAGAAATTGAAAAGGAGTTAAAGATGCCTCGTTACGACTTTGAATGCACTCCATGTGCATACTACACAGAGATTACACAGTCTATGGACGCACCGTCTGTGATAGAGTGTCCTGTATGTGGACAGCAGACATTGCAGAAAGCTTTTATCACACCCCCTCGAATTTTTGTAAGAGGGGAAGCAAAAACTGTGGGCCAACTGGCCGAAAGAAACTATAAAGATATGGGCTTTTATGAAAAATCAGAGAGAGTAGAAAAAGATAATAAGGACGGTATGACCACAGAGCAGAAAGAAAAAAGAAAGCTGCATCAGAAAATAACATCCATGACACCAGAACAAAAAATTAAATGGATAAAGAACGGTGACTGATAAGAAAAATCCAATAGTTATAGACGGTCAAGCCTTCCCAGATATGGAAAAAAGACTACACCCTCATATAGCTATCATTACTATGAAAGTAGACGTAAGAGCCATCATGCCAAATGGCATGTTTGACCAGTATATTATGGGAGATCAGGCACTACGTAAGTATGGACTAGCAACAAAGGGGCAGTTTATAATCAAAGGCCACTCAGAAGGCGACTGTCTAAACAAACTTAAAAAAGTATTGGAGGATATTGATGGCAAGACACGAGAATGAAGATGTATCTGACCTTAAGCTGCCGCCAGTTAATGAGACAACCGTTGAGTTTTTTGGAGAAAGAGGCGAAAAGGTAGAACCCAACGTCGGGCTATCTAAATCTGTATCTACGTATCTCAACTACGAGATATTATCTATGCAGTATTTTATACGTGTCGGTAGAGGAGAAATCATTGATCCATACGGTGCAGACTTTGGATATACGAAGTCTAAGTTATCATCAATGTATAAATTTAAAAAAGTTTCAAAAGAAGCTTTTGACAGCTATCAAACGTATTTAAAAACTAAGAATAGACTACACTTTACTAAAGCCAGAAGACTTGTTATGGAGTAAAAATATGAAAAAAGGACCACTTTCCAACGAAGAAAAGCAATTTGTGACCGATAATGTCGGTCAATTCGCTAACGTAGAAGATCTAGCAGAAAACATGAATAGGTCTGTTAGTATTCTTCAGAAATTTATTGATGGTTTACCACCTAAAGGTCAAGATGTCAGCGGATTGTTTGCAAGAAAAGAAGATCGTGGAGTTACCGTGATGACAGAGGCGGCTTCTATGGCTTCGGACGAAAACAAAGCGGAGCGTTCCACATCAGCACCTCCAAGATTCAGACAGTATATCCACAAAATCAAGGAATAGTATACGATGGAATTAGGTACTCATGTATGCACCCATTTCGATGGTTACATGAAAAGGCTCTGTCACGAAGAACTGATGATTAGCTGGCAGATCACGCTTACCGATGGTATTGTGATATATGGAGATTATGAACGTCCCGGTTTACCTAACCCTTGGGAAAGACTGCGGATGCACTGTGCTCTACATAACGTATTGCCTGCAAAGATTGAACTGTATATGTTTGGTGCTGAACACAAAATATTTTTTGAAGACCCTGAAGGGCTAGATGGGGTCTCAATTATGCGTGGAATAGCCAAAGAGCAATCTATGGACGGCCAACAATCACAATCTTATCAGACATTAACTGTGTGTTTGCTAAATGATTCGTGTGAGTATATAGATGTAGCTAAGTACACTTGGCCGCACAACGACTTTGAACAGAAAGAATCTAAAAGAAAGCTATCTGTCAATAACTTGGAGAATATGATTTTTAAAAATGGATCAAAAAAATTGCTCAACCCCGAAGTTCAAAAGCATATCAACGTCGAAACCGTGTAGTGCCGCCCAGTACATAGCCGAGATGGTGTGTATTAGGAGAAGCGAACGGGACAACAAAGGTAGCCTTGAATATAAATTCTGGAACAACTCTAAGAACGAGGAATATCAAACACAGATTAGAGTTGCATCTAAACTAATAAAGAAATTTGGATCGGAGGCTATACTACACTACCTGAACGGCTCGGGTAAAAATGTCTATTCTCTAGGCTTCCTGCACAAAAGCAAAAAGTTCGTTTTGCCGCTAGACTTTGTAAAAGACGGTATAGAAAAGTCCAAAGAACTATTAGATAAACAAAGCAAGATAGAGAAAAAAATTGTAGATTTACCTAAAGGTGAATACAAACCAAGAAAAACGATTCCACAAAAAAATACACTTATGTCGAAACTGAGGAAAGTAGATGGCAACAAAAACAAAAACAAAAACAAAGACTCCTGAATATCTAAAAAAAATAATTAAAGATTATGGTGAGATAATACGTAGCGGCACCGATGTGCTTGAGCAAAAAAAGAACTTCAAAACCATTTCTGTGAGTCCAGCTATAGATATTGCACTTGGCGGTGGAATTAGAGAGGGTAGCTGGCTGACGCTTACCGGAGATCCAAAATCCGGCAAGACAACCACAGCCATGCAGATCGCATCAAATTGCCAGAAAGAAGGGCGTCCGATTATATATCTAGATGCTGAAGGTCGTCTTAAAGATATGAACTTTGAGGTTTCGGATTTAGATCCTAGCAAGATGACTATCGTAGCACCAGAAGATAAGCCAATTCCAGCAGAAGACTTTCTAGATGTGGCGTACAAGATGATGAGTCACCCTGACTACTACGGGGCAGTCCTTATCATTGATTCTATATCTTCGTTAATGCCTAAAAAGGAGTTGGATGGAGACTTTAGTCCCGGCAGAGCTGGACTACCTAAAATTCTTTCCATATTTACAAAGAAGATAGGACAACTATTACCACGTCAGCACGGTCTTATTATTGCTATTACCCACTATATTGCAAACACTGGGGGCTTTGGCAAGGCCAAGCTTGCCGATGGTGGGAACAAAATTCAGTATCAGGCAGATACAAGAATGGAAATTGCTGGAGGTGGAGAAAAGGTATCTGCGGTATCTCCTTGGAGCAATCCTTCCGGAGACAGAATAGGTCAGGTTGTGAACTGGAAAATAATATGCTCATCTATGGGACCGCCGGGAAGATCCGTTCAAAGCTACATACGTTATGGTCACGGAATAGATAAAACCCAAGAAATACTAATGCTTGCATGTGATCTGGGATTAATAGACAAGGCCGGTGCTTGGTTTACATGTAGCTTCATGAGCTTCTTCAAAGATTTAGCAAAGGAAATTAAACCTGATATAGATGTGGAAAATGAGGAAGAACTAAATAAAGCGTTTAAGTTTCAGGGTCAGGAGAATCTATATGTGTTTTTGTCTGAAAATCCAAAGACCGTTGAAATTCTTGAATCATCAATTAAGGGTATGTTATAAAGGAACGATATGAAATGCCACTATTTAAAAAAGATAAAGACAACAAAAAAGAGGACAGAAAAGACGATAGAAAAGATAAGGTAGAAAGTAGGAGGAACTACAGGCTTGAAAAAATCAATGCCTTGAAAGAAAAAATCTATGCCGTTGCCGCTAAAAGAAAATGGCTATTCTTGATTATTGCAGCAGCGATTGCAGCTTATCTCGTATTTAAGTTTGTATAGGAGTATTGAAATGAATTGGGAGCATTTACACAAACAGTCAAAAGTAGTTGATCTACATAACCACGCCATACTTAAGAAGTTCTTGCTAGACAGAGATCTAACAACTAGTAAGACTAAATTTTTGGCTTCATTGTTTAAGAGGGCTTTCTGGCCACTAAGTCAGAGAAGTACGTTCCCACTGATTAAAAAGGGTGGCGTCGATGTGGTGTTATCTACTTGTTACGTTCCTGAGAAAGAATGGGTAGACGATCAGGGGCTTGTTAAATTAGCACTAAAGTTCGCACCAAAAACCAAAAAAAGAGTTTTTGACCAGTTCTACTTCGATGCCACAGTAGCAATGATGGACTCTATAGAGTCGGAGATAGATAAGTATAACGACACTTTTGTAGGAGGTCCGGACGATGGTGCCTTCATTAAGTTGGTCAAGAATAAGAACGAACTCATTGATTGCTTGGCTGACAATGATATTGCTATAATACACTCCATAGAAGGAGCACACAGCCTAGAGGGTATTGACTGCGAATCTTCTAATGACAACTCTGTAGTCGAGGCCGAAGTTTTGCAGCACCTTGATTATTTTGCGGAGCGTGGCGTTGCCTATTTGACACTAGCACACTTTTATCCTAACAAGGTTGCTCATCCGGTATTTCCATATCCAACTTACGGTATTAAAAGAAGCAACTGGAAAAAACTAATGGCGGGATGGGATATGAATAAAGGCCTTACCGCTTTAGGTGCCAAGGTCGTACAGAGAATGATAGATCTGGGTATGCTTATAGATATTGCTCATTGCACCCCTAAAGCTAGAAAAGAAATATATGAGATAGTTGGAGACAGACAAAACCTTGTTATTTCTAGCCACTCTGGATGCTTTGAAATTAATCGTGATCCATATAATCTAGAAGACTGGGAAATAAAATGGATCGCAGATCATGGTGGTGTGGTTGGAATTATCTTTATGAACTACTGGATTAGTCCTATTGACACTCCGCTAGGCATGAAGTACATTGAACAAACAATTAGTCATATGCGAGATGTTGCCGGACCCCATGTAATTGGATTGGGTACAGACTATGACGGATTTACCGACCCTCCTGATGAGATGGTTGACATTTCAGAACTTCCTAGACTAACGAGATATTTACATTCTTTAGAAAGATACTCCGAAGATGAAATCAAGGGATTTCTTGGAGGCAACTCTTTGAATACACTTATAAACGGATGGGGGCAATGATGTCTATAGAAACACACGTTAAATGGATTGCATCCGAGGCTCACTGGGCTGTATATGATGAAGTTGACACTATAGTCGGCTTTTATATAACCTACGGTGAGGCCATACAAGCTTACAAAGATTATTGCAAAAAAAATTTTCCGGAGTTTTATGATGACTAAATTTAAATTTGAAAAATACGATGATCCTTTCAGGGCTTTTAACATACAGATGTCTATCATATGCGACCTAGAACAAGGAGGTAAGATAGACGAGAATGAGGCTTTTGAGCAGGTTAAGGCACTATACAAACAATTTAAACACTACTTCAAGCACGAACATGAGGCTAGTTCTGTTTTAGAGAACAAGGCATATTACGATAATAACAAATACGTATACAAAGAAGAAAAGGAAACAGAGTAGATGGAAGCGGTATTTGCCGGTTTAACGGCTTGGACTATAGAGATCGGTATAGCCTGCCTTGGTCTCTATTTACTAAAAAGAGAAGAAAATAAAGTGATCCAAAGACGGAAGAAAAAATGAATTACACAGATCTGTACACAACACTACCACGACACATAGAGCAGAGTAACAGGGAGATAAATAATGTCTCCTTTTGCAATCTTTACTCCTGTTTAAAAAATATGTATTCCCACAATTCAAAGAAAGATAGGGTTGTGTTTTTTACAAAACACGCTTCAGAAAAAACAATAGACAAGTTTGTAAAAGACAAGTCTATAATAGATGCTATTGGAGATATTGCTGGCGAAAATCTGGTCACGATATCCGGAGACTGGGGTATATACAGAGATGAAGATGGTTATGTTGGACAAAGTTCAAGCAAAAATTTTAGAGTAACTATTCCGGGGCTAGAAAAAATGTTTGACAGGTTTGATAGCTGGTTCTGTCCGCACTTAGAAGAGGACGTGCATGAGAAGATGTACCCAATCCCCATCAATATATTCACTCACGACTGGCAGGAGCTTGTAAGTAAAGATATAGAAGAATTAAGACAGATTGAGAAACCTAATCTTTGTTACGCTAACTTTTGTATGACCTCTTTATACAGAACAACATTAGCTAAATGGATTCCTAAGCAAGACTACATTGATTATCTGTTTCCTAAAAGGTTCGAGAAGATTGACGAATCAGTTTCAGATGACATACTTTCAGACAAGACTTTGGATCTGGAAGACTTTGCTACGACATTAGCCTCATATAGATTTGCTATTGCACCGATTGGAAACGGTATAGATACACATAGGTTATGGGAATGTATATTGACAAACACGGTTCCTATTGTTCAAGACTCATTTTGCAACCGAGTTTTTTCAAAAATATGGCCTATGATTATAGTGCATAGATATGAATTTGATAATATTCAACAGAAGATGTGTGACTTTTCTAAAAAACATGGTGATTATATAGAGTACGATTACTCTCTATTATTAAAGAAAAATTTTGACAAGCTACTTGAAAGATTAAAATATGAAAGTGATAGGGTTAGACGGGAGAGAGCACAAGTGGAACCCGTCGAGCAAATCGTCATCAAGTTCTAAAAGATCAAATTTACATAAAAGTGCAAAAGAATTACTTGACATTCTGTTTCCGTATGATAGAATACTAGAAGAGGTTTCGCTCGTCGGGACCAATAATGGTATTAGAAGAGGTACTCTTCGTGCTGATTTCTTTATACCAAATAGAAACCTAATGGTTGAGGTGCATGGTGAACAACACTTCAAGTTTAATAAATTCTTCTTCAAGGACAAGCTATCATTTTTTAAAGCTCAGGCTAGAGATCGAGATAAAAAAGAGTGGTGCAATCTAAACGATATAAGGTTAATAGAATTTAATTACGATGAGGATTGGGATGACTGGAGAAGAAAAGTTAGCTGAGTTTGTAGAGGCTATTGACTCGTGGGTAGAGTCTAAATACGTACACACCAGCAAACCAAGAGAGGAAGCTCCGAGAGCGTTGAGCTTTAAGAAGGACACCTTAAGAACGCTAACAAACGAAGAGTGTGCTTTTTATGCATACGAGCTATATGCCTATGCGGAATATATTGAAACACTAAGAACAAAAGAAAATGCAATTTTAGAATGGGCAGATTCCAGTATTTGGTATATAATATCTACAGTTATGCAAAACTATGGAACACAGTATACAAAATGGCAGGAAAAGTATTACTCTGCCGTAAAGGAAAACCCACTAGCTTCCCAAATATTAAAAGTTAAAAATCATGCAGAAGCTAGAGTAAAGATTCTAAACGGAAAAGCCGATAGAATACAAAGCATGGCACAAATACTTAACAATCTATCTAAGAGGAGATAAGAATGTCAGAACATCTAGAAGATTTCTTGGGAAGTCTTTCTCAAGAACAGAAGGACCGGCTGCTCCAAATGCTGGGCGATAGTCAATCGTCTCCTGAGCCTAAGCAGCCAGAGACAAAAAGTGTTGCGAGAGAACCTGAACAAGACTTTACAATGAAGATCAAGAAAGAGGGTGAAGAAGAAGGGAAGGTTACAGGAGTTCCCGTTAACGAGATGCCAAGATTCAATAAGTTTGTAGACGATGGTACCGAACACAAAGACAAGCAAAACGAAACCCCAAGCCTATCGCTAACAGAAAGAAAAAGACCACCCTTCAAAAAGGTCAGTCAGTTATGTTCGAGATGCAATCAAACGTTCGATGTGCATCCACAATTTGCTAGAGATTTTTATATTTGCGACAAATGCCTAAAAAGATAGAAAAAAAATTAGAAGACCTAGCGGCAGAAAGAGCTGTCTTAGCGGCACTCTGTCAGCATGGATTAGATGCATATCTAGAGATTGACTTTATTGACTCTAGAAGCTTTACAGATCCTATGAATCAGTTGATATTCGACTGCATATATGCGTCAATCGCTGAGAACACACAGGTAGAACTTTCGTCTATTCTGTCGGCCTCCAATGATCTAGGTATATACGATCAGATCAACAATAAAGAAGAGATTGGATTCATTAGATCATTATTCAACTTTCCAATTCACAAGGAAAATGTTGGATCATATGCTGCCAAAATAGCCAAGCTCAAGCTAGCTAGAGATTTAAAAAAGACACTAAGAGCCTGCGAAAAGGATTTAGACCAAGTAACGGGTGAAGAGGATGTTATGGACTTGGTGGCCAAAATAGAAGAGCCTCTTCTAGAAGCTACTGGGGACATATACCAATCCTCCAGCAAGAAGACAGAAGTTCTTGGGGAAGGCGTTAATGATTATGTCGAACATTTAGCAGAAAATGTGTCTGACTTCGCTGGTATACCTAGCGGGTTTGAAAGATTTGATGTCGCTATAGGTGGTGGGCTTCGTAGGAAGTGTGTAGACTTGGTTGCGGCGAGACCGAAGGTTGGTAAGTCTATGTTTGGTGATGCTGTAGCCATGCATGTTGCTGGCAATTTAGATATTCCTGTTTTAATGTTAGATACAGAGATGTCTAAAGAAGACCACTATAATCGTATTCTAGCCAATCTGTCTGGGGTTGAAATCAATAAAATATCGACCGGTAAATTTTCAGAAAACGAAATAGACAAGGAAAAGGTTTTTGCTGCGGCAGACAAATTGAAAAATATACCGTATCACTATATAAGTATTGCGGGCGAATCCTTTGAGAACATTCTAAGTCAAATGAGAAAATGGATATATCAACACGTAGGATTTGACGAGAACGGTAAAACAAAAGATTGTCTTATTGTATACGACTATCTAAAGCTTATGGGGTCAGAGGGAATCAGTGCTTCAATGCAAGAGTATCAAGTTTTAGGATTCCAAATAACCAAGCTACATAACTTTATGGTAAAGTACGACGCACCATGCTTGTCTTTTGTTCAATTAAATAGAGATGGTATTACGAAAGAATCTACGGATGTAGTGTCTGGTTCCGATAGACTTATTTGGCTTTGTACTAGTTTTTCTATTTTTAAGATGAAATCCGATGAGGAGGTGGCGACCGACAATATTGATAACGGTAACAGAAAATTAGTGCCAGTGGTTGCCCGACATGGTGAGGGACTAGATGATGGTGATTATGTTAGCATGAAAATGCATGGTAAATTTGGTAGAATAGAAGAAGGTCTAACTAGAAACGAAATTCATGAAAACGCAAGAAGTAGAGAAGAAGGCTTTGAAACCGAAGATATTGAGTCAACAGAAGATATCATCAATATGTGATGAACTATTAAACGTGCTGCCTTCTGTGTTAGAGTATTTTGATGTGGAGTATGTAGAATATCCCAATAGGCTTGCATTCCCGTGCCCTGTGCATGGCGGAGACAATCCAGAAGCTTGCTGCATCTTTACCGATGGTATGACGCATACTGGTAACTGGTCTTGTTGGACACATCATTGTGAGGAGGAGTTTGCAAACAACCTTTTTGGATTTGTAAGGGGGTGCCTTTCTTACAGTAGAGATAGAAGCGTCTCTATGAATGAAACGGCTTCTTTCTGCCTTAATTTTCTCGATAAGGATTTTTCAGAATTAAGCTCTGACAATCATCGCAGGCAATTTAAGGTCATTGATGTTTTCAATAGAAAAATAGAAAGATCGGAACCTGTCATTAGCAGGGATGAAATTAGATCAAAAATAAATATACCGTCGAACTATTACATTAACAGAGGATACACTCCCGAAGTGCTGGATTTGTTTGATATTGGAGAATGTTTGTCAAAAAATCAGCCAATGTCTGGAAGATCGGTTGTCCCAGTGTACGATGAAGGCTATAATTATATAGGCTGTGTTGGTAGATCAATGCATGAAAAGTTGCAGCCAAAATGGTTACACAGCAAAGGATTTAAAAAGTCCGTACTTTATGGATTAAATATTGCTAAAGATAAAATATTGAAAACGCAAACGGCCATCTTAGTCGAGGGTCAAGGCGATGTATGGAGAATGCATGAAGCCGGTTTTTCAAACACAGTAGGTATCTTTGGTTCCAGTATTAACGAAGATCAACTAATCCTACTTGAAGCCAGTGGAGCACTTAATATAGTCATACTAACGGATACAGATGAGGCCGGTAATAAAGCCTCGGAACAAATAATAAAAAAGTGCGGCAGGCGATTTAATTACCTTCGACCCCAAATATCGGAAAAGGACGTTGGAGACATGACTATAGAACAAATAAAAGAGCAACTTAATCATCAAATAAAGGGAATACTTTATGAAGACTAACATAATAGCATTTGCCGGAACTAAACAATCGGGGAAGACTACATGTTCTAATTTCTTACATGGATACCAAATGAAATGCTATGGTGTCATAGATGAGTTTGGTTTAACCAAGAACGGTCAACTGGTAATACAAACCGATGTTATTAACGAAGATGGTATAACATCAAAGGGTGATGCCATAATTGATATCAATCGTGTGGACTTAGATTTTGCTGAATGGGCAATGTATAGTATGTGGCCCTTTGTAAAAAAGTACTCCTTTGCTGGCTCTCTGAAATCTATAGCAATGAGTTTCTTTGGCTTAAAATATGATCAACTTTATGGTTCAGAGCAACAAAAGCGGCAAATAGTACCTCACCTTAGATGGGAAAATATGCCCGGAGTAATAACAGATAAAAAACTAGCATCTTCTAAGGATGTTAAAAGTCTAATTAGTCAAGGAAGGCTCTTATATCACAAGAAAGGCCCAATGTCAGCTAGAGAGTTTTTGCAATTTTTTGGCACTGATATTATGAGGTCGATATACGAGCCTGTATGGGTAAAGGCCTGTATAGAAGACATAAGAAGAGAAGAACCAGTGCTAGCAGTTATAGACGATTGTAGGTTTATAAATGAGATAGAAGCTGTACAGGCCGAAGGTGGAAAAGTAATAGGTCTAGATAGATCTCCTTATGAAGACTCTCATAAAAGCGAAAAAGAGATAAAAGAAAATTGGGATAGCTTGGATGCCGTCATTGATAACTCAGACAAAGATATCCAAGAAACCAATGGTGAAATTATAGGACTATTGGATTCGTGGGGCTGGTTTGGTGACGCCCTTAAGCCAGAAGAAATGCCGTTTCCAAAAATAGAAGAAGAAGACACTACCGGAATTCACACTATTAAAAAGGTGACAAGCTCGTGATAGTAACATACATCAGAAGCTCATCGTATAATAATTATGATTATTGCCAACTGCAATATTTTATAACATACGTACTTGGACACAGATCTACATCTGGTAAAAAGGCCCAACTCGGAACAATCGTACATAAAGTTATGGAGTGCTTGGCGGCTTGCAAAAAGAAGCTACAAGAAAATCCCGATAAAAAAAGTCTTTACATAAACGATGATGCTATTGGTAAGGTTAACTTTACGCCAAGAAGTCTTTTTACTAAAACCTTTGTATCAAAAATATTAGATAGAAGCTATGAACACTATACTAGTTCATGTGGACATAAGTATACAGGTGCTGATATAAAGTTCTGTAGAACCCAAACCGAAACAGCATTAACATACAATGACGGACAGTTTGACCCACGAAAAAGAGATGTGGTAGACACAGAGCCTCAGTTTGATATTGCTATTGACGAACCTTGGGCTAAATTTAAATATAAAATGCCTGACGGAAAAGAAGTTGAGGGACAACTAGCAATTAAGGGTACGATAGACCTTGTTACACAGGTTGACGATCAAACTATAGAAGTAATAGACTGGAAAACGGGCAGAAGACTTAACTGGGCTACCGGAGAAGAAAAAACTTACGAAAAACTACTTGACGATCCGCAGTTGTTACTGTATAATTATGCTATATCGAAGCTTTACCCAAACTACGACCAGTCAATCATGACTATTTTCTACATTAGAGATGGTGGCCCATTTAGTATGTGTTTTGATAAGACAGACCAAGAGAAGTTCTTGGGGATGTTAGAAAAAAGATTTAAGCAAATACAAAGAAACGATTTTCCGCAGCCTTGCTCTAGAAATAGGAAGAGTTTTAAGTGTACGAAGTTATGTCACTTTTATAAAAATAACTGGCCCGATACAAACATATCCATGTGTGAGCATGTTGAGGAACATCTTAAAGCGTTTGGACATGATGAAACTGTGGAAAAGTGTAGTAGAGAAGGATTTAATATAGGATATTATGAGGCACCCGGATAATGAATTGGATTCCACTAAATTGTAAAACTCACTATAGTCTGCAAAAGGCTTTCTGTAAAAGCGAGCTATTGGCTAAAAAGTGTGTCGATTATGACTATAAGGCTTGTGGTATAGCGGACATTGGCACTCTGTCCGGTGCTGTTGATTTTCATCAGCAGTGTGTTGCTAATAACATCAAGCCAATTATAGGATGTGATTTTGACGGTTATATTTTGTATGCGAAGAATAAACAAGGTTGGTTTGATCTGATTAGATATGTTTCAAATCAAAACTTAGATGTATTAAAAGACGTGGCTTCTAAGGGTAACTTGATATGTGTTACTCCCGATATTAACGGGTTTGCTAAGTTGTTTAAATCCAATCACTTTCAATACGATTACGATAGTAACAAGGTTTTATACGTCTCAAAAGAAGATGCCGATTGTCATCGTGTAATGCTTTGTTCTGGTATGAAAACAACAATGAAAAAAGTACAATCAATGATAAAAGACAAGCAGGAAGTTGATAATCAGGAGTACTTTGAGAGTGATGAATTTTATCTTCCTGAACCAGAACTTAGAGACGACATGGAGATAGTCAATAAGATTGCAAATCTTTGTGAAGAATACGAAGTGGCTGGCAAACCCATGCTACCGACCTTTGAATGTCCTGATGGTATAGATGAAGATAATTACGTCACCGAACTCTGTAGAGAGGGCTGGCGTAAAAAACTTATACCTTTTAACAAGGTTGAGACAGAAGAAGACAAGCGTAAATATGCCGAACGAATTAGACATGAGTTGCAGGTCATATTCAAGGCTGGGTTATCTGGCTATTTCCTAATCGTCCAAGATATCGTCAACCATGTCAAACGGCAGGGGTGGCTTGCCGGTCCCGGACGTGGATCTGCTGCTGGTTGTTTAGTTTCTTACTTATTAGACATTACTGGAGTAGACCCTATCGAGTACGACCTGATTTTTGAAAGATTCTATAACGAAGGAAGAAACACTGAGAATTATGTATCGTTGCCCGATGTCGATATGGATGTTCCGGCAGAACATAGAGATGAAGTTATAGATTACATTAAGGAAAAGTATGGGCATGAAAATGTTGCTCAAATGATTACATTCGGTAGACTGCAAGGTAGAGCAGCCTTAAAAGAGGTTCTTAGGATCAATGACGCTGTGTCTTTTTCAGAAATGAATACGATAACTGATAGCATACCAGACGAGGCCAAAATCTCTGACCAACTAGAATTGATGGATGATAAGTCAATTATAAGGTGGACACTTGAAAATGAGCCTGACGATTTAAAAAACTGGTGTATTATGGACGAGGACGGTTCACTGGATGGGCCTTTATCTCACTTGTTTGAGCAGGCGATAAAGATTGAGGGCACAAACAAATCACAGGGAAAACATCCGGCAGGAGTTATTATATCTAAACACAGGCTTGCAGACGTATGTCCTATGACGAAGGATAAGTCTGGAGACACACTGGCCGCCTTTGATATGGGTGACATGGAAACACAAGGGCATGTAAAATTTGACGTGCTAGGCATTGATTTATTATCTAAAATCATGGAGATATCAAGTAATGATAATTAACGCTACAAAGCAAGACTATAAGTCAGTTATATTTTCTGGCTGTGCGATAGAGGCTAAGGGGGTCTCTATCTGTAACCTAGAAGACGTACTTAACACTAAGATAGGAATACCAAGAGCCAAGTATCAAGTGTGGTCTGACAGACATAGATTTCACAAACTTTATTTTAACATAGACGAAGCTATTGAACAATTTATAGAACTAAAAGGTAAGAGGTAACTATGAACTATCGCGATATTATTGTTTTTGACTTTGAGACTACTGGAAGAAATCCTCACAAATGCCAACCCACGCAGATTGCCGCAGTAGCAATCCACGCTAGAAAGCTGACATTGCAACCGGGCGGCGTTTTTGAAAGTAAGATGAGATGCATTGTTGATGATGACAAGGCTATCGCTGCTGGATTTGATCCGGTTGAGGATGGTGCGTTAGAAGTAACTAGAAAAACTAGGGCGGAAATTGCCAAAGGCCCACTCCCAAAAACTGTTTGGAAAAAGTTCGGGCAGTTTTGTGATAAATACAATTTTAAGAAGACTAGCTTTTCAGCACCTATAGCCGCTGGTTACAACATTAATGGCTATGACATGCCTATTGTCGAACGCTTATGTCAAGACTATGGGCCTATTGATGAAAAACGTGGACGACAGAAACTGTTTAATCCTATATTTACAATGGATTTGATGCAACATGTCTACTGCTGGTTTGAAAACAATGCTGACGTAAAGGGTTATAGCATGGATTATTTACGTGATTACTTTGGTATGCCCAAAGACAATGCTCACGATGCGTTGCAGGACGTAAAAGATACGGCTAATATTCTTATTAAGTTTCTAAAGATGCAACGCAACTTGTCTAAAAAGATTAAATTTGAAAAAGCTTTTGCTAATGGTGAGATGTATGTCGTTTGATATTAATGATTTTGAAGACGCTAAGGTTTGGGATTTGATATGTAACGGAGAGACGAAAGGCGTTTTTCAGTTAGAGTCAAGCTTGGGAAAGCACTGGGCGAAGGAGGTAAGACCCAGAAACATCAAGGAGCTTGCCGCATTAATTAGCCTTATTCGTCCGGGATGTCTAAAAGCCAAGGATAATGATGGCAAGAGTATGACTCAGGTATATGCAGACAGAAAAGCTGGTAAACCAAACAGTCCTGTTGAATACCTCCATGAGTCCCTAAAACCCATCCTAGAGGAAACATATGGTGTTCTTGTCTATCAAGAACAATCTATGATGATAGCACAAAAGCTTGCTGGATTCGATCTAAAAGAAGCGGATGCATTACGTAAGGCTATTGGTAAGAAAAAAGCCGACCTGATGGAGAAGGTTAAAAAGACCTTCCTAGAGGGCACGGAGAAGATGTCAATCGTAACACAAGAAGTGGCTGAGGAGCTTTTCTCTTGGATTGAGAAGTCGAATAGATATGCTTTTAATAAGTCACACGCCGTTTCCTACGCAATTAACGCATATTGGTCTGCATACTGCAAGACTTATCGAACTAAGAAGTTCTACGAAAAATACCTTGGGCGGGCAGATAAAAAGCCAAAGCCAGACATTGAAAAGAAGCAACTTATTGTAGATGCCAAGAGATTTGATATAGATGTTATTCCTCCAAGACTACAGAACTTACACACAGAATTCACACGCTGTAGAGAGTCAGATAAGATATATTTCGGATTAAGGCATGTAAAAAATGTAGGCGTTAAAGAATGTGAAAAGATTGCAGGATTAGTATCAGAGCAAGATATCTCAAACTATTCTTGGTTAGATTGTCTTGTCAAAGTCATATATGGACTGAATCTTAATAAAAGAAGTGTTATTTCTTTGATTTCAATCGGGGCTTTTAATGGCAGAAACAACACAGAAAATAGACAGCGAATGCTGTATGATTTCGATAGTTGGAAACAGCTCTCAGCGAGAGAGCAGAAGGCTATAGCGGATAATCATAACAGCGGAGACCCATCCGTATACGCCGAAAATCTAGCCGACTGTATTGATCATATGGTTAACACAATCAAAGTCAACTCTAGAAGAATATCGACTGTATTAGATATTAAGTCTTCATTAGAAAACCCTTTCTACGACCTGACTGATAAAGCTGGAACTATAGCTACAGACGAAGAGAAATACATGAGCTGTTCATTAACCTGCAATAAAATAGATGGAATTGATCTAAATATGGCTACTTATATGTGCAAAGAGATAGGAAATGGTACGATAACAGGTAAAGCAAACTTGGCGGCAGAAATTGTATCAGTACGAACGTATAAAACTAAACGTGGTAAAAATCCCGGCCAGACTATGGCCTTCTTATGTGTTGAAGATGGTAGCGGTTCTCTAGATTCAGTTACTGTTTTTCCCGAGTGTTATGAAAAACACAGGGATTTGCTAGTCGAGAGCAATACCGTACTGATGATTGGAGAAATTTCCAAGAAGGACAAGACCTCCTTGATAGTCAACCAGTTATCTCAAATTTGATTTTAAGGATATATATGTGAATAGATGTCATTTTTTAGGTAAACTTACCTCACAGCCGGAAATTGAAATGCAGGATGGAACTCCTGTTATAAGATTTGAACTAGAAGTAGAGGAATTCAGAAGAGACAAAAATGGAGACAAAAAAAGATCTGTAGTATATCTCGATTTTGAAGCTTGGGACAGTGCGGCAACAGCCATAGAGAGATACGCACAAGAAGATTGCATCATGGTTGTTGAATCTGTCGCCCGAATAGATGAGCCGGAAGATGCAGACGACTGTCCGTACGTTTATTTCAGAGTAACTAGCTTTAAGATAATAACTTAATATGAGAAAAAAAAGAATACTTTTTGTATCTGAAGCCTCTTGGAAAAACACAGGGTATTCAGTTTACACTAAAGAAATTTTATCTAGACTAAACCAAATGGAAGACTTGGAGGTAGCTGAACTCGCTTGCTACGCTCCACCTGAAGCACCCGAGGTTCAAACGACACCTTGGAAAGTTTTTCCAAATAGGCCATCTTCAGGATCTCCAGAGTACGAACAATACAGAAGTCGTCCCTCCTCAATATTTGGAGAATGGTCGTTTAATAGGGTGTGTCTAGATTTCCTGCCTGATGTTGTTATGGATATCAGGGATTGGTGGATGATGGAATTTGAACAAAGGTCTCCATTTAGAGATCTCTTTCACTGGGCTATTATGCCCACTGTAGACGCAATGCCACAAAACCCGCAATGGATAAATACATATCAATCGGCGGATTCGGTCTTTGCCTACTCCGAGTTCGGTAGAGACACTATGCTCCAACAATGCGATAGCTTAAACTTTGTAGATATTGCTTCACCGGCTGCCAGTAACCACTACTTTCCAATGGATAATAAAGCGGAACACCGCAGCTCTATGGGGATTAGCGATGACGTTACCATTATCGGAACGGTTATGCGTAATCAAAGAAGAAAGCTATACCCAGATCTATTCAAGGCCTTTAGGGGTATCCTAGACAAAACAAAAGACAGTAAGTTGTTTTTACTTTGCCACACTTATTATCCTGATATTGGGTGGGAAATACCCAATCTATTAAATTATTATGGTCTAAACAATAGAGTCTTATTCTCTCATAGATGTAAGTCCTGCGGTCACATTAGTGTTGACTTTTTTAAAGACTCTGTAAGTTTTTGCGATAAATGTAATCAGTTTCAAAAACAGCTTGTAGGCATAGAAAATGCAATCAATGAATCAGAACTAAACAGTATATACAACCTGTTTGATATATATGTGCAATATGCAAATAGTGAAGGCTTTGGTATGCCTCAACTAGAAGCGGCTTACGCTGGATTACCAATAGTTGCTACAGACTATTCTGCGATGGAATCTGTTATAAGAAATATAGACGGTTATCCAATTAAGCCGGTAGAAATGACACTAGAGGCGGAAACTGGATGCTACAGAGCTGTTCCCGACAATAATTACTTTATAGAACTCATGTCAGATCTCATAAAAGACAAGGAGTCTATGAGAAAAAAGGGAATCGAAACATCACGTATAGCAAGAGAAAAATATAGCTGGGACAATACTGCCAACGTTTGGCTTAAACATATACGTTCAATACCAATAAGAGATATCAGTGAGACTTGGTTATCACCGCCGAATATAGCCCAGCCCGCAACAAGCATCCCTGCAAATAAAGTAGACCTAGTAGACAAGGTTAATTTTCTATTCACGGACGTTTTACATAAGCCCGAGTGGATAGGAAGCTACCTATGGTCTAAGATACTAAAGGATTGTACATATAATTTCAGACTCCACAACTCAGATAAGGATTTTTACTTCAATGAGTCCCATGTTTTAGGCGTGGATAGATATGAACCCTTCAACATAGACAAGGCTATTGAAGAACTTGGAAAGTTTAGAAATCAGATCAACGATTGGGAACAAATGAGACTTCAGTACATTCAGTCAGGAGCAATAAAATGATATCTTTTGTAATTCAAGGCCCAACAAACCACAAAACAAATTTCCCCACATTTCAAAACGGTGAGTGGAAGGAGAATCGTTATACCACGCAACGATGTATAGATTCGTTAAGAGAGTGGTATCCAGACTCCGAGATCATTGTTTCATGCACTACGGGCGATGCAGATGACCTCACTAACGTGGACCAACTCCATTATGTAACAGACGACATGCTAGAGTACGACGATAATGTCAATAGACAGATACTTTCCAGTCAAGCTGTAAAACATGCCAATAACGACATTGTCTGTAAGCTACGAAGCGATATGGTGGCGGGAACCGGTTGGCTAGCACACTTTGTGAACTCAGAGCTGCTGGGTCACAAGCCTTACAATAGAATAGAGACACACAGAATGTTTGAAAAGTTTGTTTTTATATCTAACTGGAGTTGCGAGTCTGGCCTTTGGTACCATCCGTCAGATTGGTTCTTTTTAGGACTGAAGCATGATGTTGAAAGTATTTTTGATATCCCACAAAGACTTCACACTGACTGGTGTATTGGGCCGGAACAGTATATAACTATGAGATGCATGGAAAGAAACGGCTTGCAGGATTGCATAGATTATAACTGGATAGAGAATCACGGAAACCATAATTTTCACTTACGTCAGGGTGTTCCTCCCGAAGACCATTACATCAAAGAATGGTGGACTGTGTTCTTCAACAATTTTTGCGTCCTTAATCTCGGGTGGACATCTAAAGATCCTAGAATTTGGCGAGTAACAGAAGGAGATGATGGTCACTTGGGATACTCTACATACAAGTCTAAGTTTGCCAAAAGCAGAAGTGGCTGGCGTTCAGCGGTAGAGGAACCTAGAATTGACCCTAGCGTTAAAGGTGAGTGTGGCCTGATGTCGCACAAGTACCTTGAAAGGGTTGGAGAGTATAAAACCTTAATAAATCATTCTCAGTGGTTAATTGGAAATAAGGCTATTTGTTCATGAAAGTTCTATACATAGGAAATTATAGAGATGGCACTGGCTGGTCTAATGCCTGTATTAATAATATACTAGCTATGGACGCTGCTGGTATAGATGTAGTACCAAGAGCTATCAGCTTTAACGTTCATGATAAAGACTATACAGATAAGATTAAATCTTTAGAAATTAAACACAACCTACGAAGTAGTAATCTTGAATGTGACGTTGTGGTGCAACACACATTGCCTCACCTGTATTGTTATGATGCAAGCTATAAAAATATAGGATTTTTGGCTGTTGAATCTCACGACTTCAGAAGTACTAATTGGCATCGGTCAATAAATCTAATGGACGAACTATGGGTTCCTAATTCGCAATCAAAAGAATCTGCAATCAGAAGTGGTGTTGATATTCCAATAAAGGTGGTGCCGCACTCACTCGACATGTCTCGATACGGTAACACAGAGGGACAAAAGATACAGGAGCTACAGAATACTTTTACCTTTGGGTTTGTAGGCGAGTTTGTAGAGAGAAAGAATATCAAAGCACTAATCAAAGCTTTTCACATTGAGTTTACCCCTAAAGAACCCGTGACACTTCTATTAAAGACATCTAGGGCCGAGCTTCCGGAAATACAGGCGTACTGTAATACAATTACTCGTGGTCTCAAAATAAGGGGTCAGTATAAACCGGAAGTAGTGATTGCTGGAATGATGGATCGACAAGACTATATATCTATACTGAGTCAGGTAGACTGTTTTGTAATGCCGAGCAGAGGGGAAGCCTTTTGTATACCTGCACTAGAATCTATGGCTCTAGGCACACCTTCCATATATACTGATGGTATAGGTATGGATTATTGCGTAGGCGAGAGTGTGGAATCTAGGTTGGAGCCATGCTTTGGAGCTGTTGACACGCTGCCCAATCTAGACACCGCCGATACAATGTGGAGAGAAATAAACGTAAAGAGCCTTTGCAAAACAATGCGTTCCATGTATAATAAACTCAAATCAGAGGATGGGCAGAAACTAAAAGCTTCCTGCATAGAAAGATCGAAAGACTATGACCACAAAGCTATTGGCAACAAAATAAGGGGAATATTGAATGACGGCTAATGCATCTAGAAGGTCAATACGATCTTTAATGAGAAAGGTAGAAAAGGGACAAAAGTTAAATATCCTAACCTTTGCTACCCACGAAAGATACGAACACAACCTTTGCAAGACGGGGCACAATTTTTACTCACTAAAATTTGGTAAGGAATGGGATACTGATTACGCACCAATCCCAAGCAACTACCATATCGTGGACTCTCTTCCTGAGTTTGTTGACTTTGATCTGTTTCTTAGCCATACAAGCTGTGGCCGACTTAATTTGGGTCATGATCTACTATCAAGAACTCAGGAGTCTCCCACAAATAGAGTAAGCATACCGATTCTTAGGCATTGCCATGTGCTTCCAGATATAAGGTATAATTCCCAAGAAGAGATTCGTCGGTTCAAATCTATTTTAACAGATTGTAATTCCTTTATATCGGACTTCAACAAGCAGGCGTGGGGTTATCAAAACGAAAAAAACACAGCGGTGATCGAACATGGTGTAGATACAGATTTTTGGAAACCAGATGAGGCTATTGAACGAGATAATGTTTGCCTTTCTGTAGTCAACGACTGGCCAAACAGAGATTGGTGTTGTGGATTTAATCTTTGGCAAAAAACCGCCCATGATTTACCCTTAAGGGTATTCGGAAAAAGTCCCGGACTTTCGGAGGCTGCTAGAGACACTAATCATTTGCGGGAAATTTATCAATCGTCTAGCATTTTTTATAATACGTCTATCCACTCTCCTGTGCCGACCGTTTTGATGGAGGCGATGGCCTGTGGGTGTGCGATTGTCTCAACTGCTACTTGCATGATACCTGAAGTAATCAAACATGGAGAAAGCGGCCTAATATCGAATAATGCCACAGAACTTCGTGCATATTTAGAGCTTTTGGTTAATAATCCTACATTAGCTAGAAAACTAGGAAACAATGCTAGAAAAAGAATAGAGGATCATTACAACCTGAATAAGTTTACCGATAGCTGGAACAACCTTTTTTATAAAACTATTGAGAACTATTCAGACGTAACGATGGGAGAACAACAATGAAGATATACTTGAGTCAAGCAGACCAAGAAGATAAAAACTACAGACACTTTCAAAATGTGGCGATGTTTGTTAGAGAGGTGCTAGACACCGAAGCAAATGAAATAATATGCGATGGTTTTTTAAGTAACTTTTCTTCAGATGAGCTACCACAAGTGATTAACATCATATGTAGTAAGGTCAGGTTGAATGGTGAAGTGGTTGTTAAAGATTTAGATTTTGATCTTGTGGCTAGACGAATAAGTAGAGAAGAGTTATCGGTCACACATATTAATCAAAATATTCTAAGATCGAGGTCTTTTAAATCATTACTGACACTAGAAGATGTAGAACAATTTGTGCCCGAAGGGTTTCAGGTTTATACCAAAGGTTTTGACGAGAGCATGTGTGAATTTGTTATCCGGTTAAGGAGGGTGAGATGAGTGAAATAAAGACAAACTGCACCGATTGCGTATTCGCCTTAAGGGACAAAGACCACCAGAGTTCCTGCACGCTCAACAGGCATGAAAAACTAAAAGTAGTAGACACCACAGAGGATAATTATTTTCTGCTAGAAAGATTTTGCAATACTTATAGACCGCAAGAATGGATTGAAGAGTTAGACCTAGAGGAACAAATGGAGCTTGAGGCAACTGTGCTTAATGAAGTCCGCCCCCGTATGGGATTCTTTATAAGGTTAGATACTTCTGTACCAGACGCTATAGACAGACTAGACAAAACGCTACAAAGCTGTATCGACATGAATGGAGGTCCGGCGTATATTGCAGTTATCACAGACAAAGTAGAATATAATGAGGAAATATGGACTCTGTTTATAAAGCACTTTGGTGAAAATAGCGATATTAAATATCACATAGTACAGCTAGAGGCAGAGTTTGAGGAGCTACCAAGAATACTGGATGAAGCTTTCACACACGCACAAAACGGCTGGATTTATGTTACAAGCTCTGGAAAAACAGTGCCTAAAGATACTCTAGATATCTTACATAAACGTCTCAATATAGATCTTCTGCAAATCATGATGGTAGAACCCTACGATAATCTTGATGGTCTAATGTTTCCGGCTTTTGTTTTTAAGTTCCTTAATGGCAACAAGACTAAAATCTTTGCCGGAGATGAAAAGGAAGAAGACCCAGAACGTTGCTCATTGCCCTTTATAGATAAGATGAAGGAAGCCGAAAAAAGAGGCGAAACGAAATCAATATTTACACTGGAGGAATTTAATGCTTCCTAAAGTAGCTATTATCTGTGCTAACTATAACTATGGTGACTACATTGTTCCAGCCATAGAGAGCATCATTAATCAAACTTATAAAGGTGAGCTTCGTATTTATGTTGTTGACGATGGATCGTCTGATGACTCTTGGGAAAAAATTTCAAATTACCCATGCGATCATTTGTTTACAAAAAGGATAGAAAATTCTGGTGCCAGTGTTGCCCGTAATATCGCCATTGAAATGTGTTGGGATTGGGCTGATATTATTGGCATCCTCGATGCTGACGACTCATACTATCCAGAAAAGATTGAGAAGTTAGTAAACAGGCTTGTCGAACACGAAGAAGTCGGAGTGGCATACGCAGATTACGAAAATCGTTTTCCACATTTTTACAAAAGAGAATTCAAGCCTTCGTATCACCTTCAGGG